TTCCATCAGAATTAATTGATATGTTTTTAAATTGGCTTTCTAATGAAGTTAATCTTGTATTTAAAATATGTATAGACATTTTCCCTTTCCTATACAAATAATACACAAAAAAAATGTCTATAAAAACATGTGAAAATAAAAAATGATTATTTTTTTAGTATCTTTATATTAAAGGTTGGTCATGATTGTACCAATTCGATGTTTTACATGTGGAAAGGTGATTGCTGATAAAGTTGACTATTATAATAACGAAGTTGAAAAAATGAAGTTGGAAGGTAAAGAAAATAACGATCAAATGTATAAACATTTTGATGATATTCATACAAAAGATATTTTGGATAAGTTAGGTTTGACAAGATATTGCTGTAGAAGAAATCTTATATCGAATATTGACTTGATGGATATTATCTAATGTGTGTCATGATTATTTAAAATAATCTTGTATTCGAATAAGAATGAGCGAAAAATCAAGTGAAACTGTCGAGACAGAAATAAAGGTTCCTGAAAATTGGGATAAATTGATTGAAACAAAAATTGAAAATAAATTCAATCAAGTAATGGATATATTACCAAAGGCTGAGAATATTAAGATTAAAAAAATGATAAAAGAATATACTATATCCGAGTTATATAACGAAACATTGGAAACAATAATTAATATTATAAATGAAACGTCTGAATTATTAACTGAAAGGAAATATTTATCAAATAAGACTTATATATCAAGATTATTTACAATCTTTTTGAAGGAAGAAAGAAAATATTTTTTAGGTATTGTTTTAATTATTTTATCATTTATAATATATTTTATTGACGGTTCAAGTATTTAGTTTTTTTATAACTAGATTTTAAAGATGAAATTTTTACCAGAGAATGTACAAACTGAAATATACATATTGGCTTTAATAATCGCTTTTGTATTTTACACCAGTGCAAATATGCTTTTACGTAATCAAATTGCATTGATTATATCAATTATTATAATTATACTATCGTTATATTATTTACAAAATCTTGCAAATAGTCGTGAAATTGTGGAGAACAATGTTATCAAAAAATTCGATAAAGATATTGAAAAAAGAAATGAAACCAATCAAGATTTGTTCATGTTACAAAAATTTCCCAAAAAAATGAAGTATATTAAAGAAAATCAAGAATTTATTGAACTTATCGAAAATTTGAGATTTGTAAAGAAATACGATAAATCACGTTATAGTGATATTCTTATCAATCTTAACTTATTGATGAAAATATACATATATATATTAACAGAACGGTATGATCCTGATGTATTTTTACCACAATTTATTGATGTAAGAGATAATATTACAGACCTGATGTATTCTTTAGTGATAATTGTTCCTTCAGTATTTAAACATACATATGGTATAAAACCACATGATGAGATTCATAAGTCAATAGAAAGATTTATGATAAAATCAAGAGAAATGCTAAATGTAATTGAAAAATTTTCAAAAGTTTATAAAAACAAACAATATATTCCAGAAACTAAATATAAACCATATAATCAATTGAAAAAGTTATATTTCTATTGAGAGTAGTTTAAAAAGCTAATTGTGATGAAGGGGCGGAATTGACTTGATTCATTTGAATTTTGAATTGCTCATCTAAATTAATGTGAGACAAATCATAAATATCTGAATTATTAACAATCCAATTGTTTCCACCAATCATTATTTTCTTTTGTTTCATATAATTTTTATACATCTCATCTATTTTTTTTAAGTAAGCTGCTTTTACACCTTTCATATTTCTAATTTATCAATATATAAAAATAATTTACTTTAAATATATATAAATGGAAAGTTCAAAAGAATTTGATTTAAATTTTGTTGAAAATTTATACAATGATTCTGAAACCAACTTTTTTTTCAGGAATAAAATAATGAATAAAATCGATAATAAAATATCATTATATGATCATGAAAATATTAATATTTCATACATAGTAGCACCAGTTTATTGTTTAGTTTTCACACTTGGTACTTTGAGTTTGATATATCAGATATTTACTCTTATATAAAGAGTAAGACATGACTTCAAGATTCAATAACTTGATTATTGGTGCAGATGGTTCTGCTATCAATGGAGTTCCGAGTGAATTATTAGATAATATTTATTTTAATACACAAGGGTCTGCGTTTTTTGGGGAAAATGCAGGTAATGGTTTAAATGAAGAAACTAATCAAAATAATACATATATAGGAACAAATAGTGGAAGTAGTTCATTAGGGAAGTCTTCTTATTTCAATACTTTTATTGGAGCAAATTCAGGGAAAGATATTGGTAATAATTCTTCAAGTAATATTATAATTGGAACAAATAAAAATACAGAGCAAAATCAACAATTTATTATATCAATTGGATTAGAAAATTATACTTGTTCACATTCATTAACATATGGTCAAAATAATAGTAATATTGGCAATAGTAATATTGTGTCTGGAAATGATAATAATGTACAAGGAGATGATATCTTGATATTTGGATCTCAAAATACTCTCAATATTGATAAATCAATTGTAATTGGTCATGATAATAATATCGACATGCAAGGTTATAGTAACTGTACAATTATTGGAAATGGTTTGACATTAAATAGTAATTATAACTTAAATATACACAACACATTTGTGAAACATGATAATTTTGAAAATTGTGAAACTATATTTATAGGATTTGATAATAAATACGATCATATAAAAACAGCAATTGGTTTTGATAAAAACAATATAGAATTTGAAAATATAATAAATACAAGCAATGATGATGTTGATTTGTATATTAATAAAGGATTGAGTACTAATAATATAATATTAGGTAGTTTAACTTCAAATAAATTTTTATCATTGGGAATAAGTTCCAATATAACATCAAATATACAGTACTATCTTCCGGATTATCCAGAAACAACAAGTAATATGTTTTTAACACTCAAAGATGATGGTGAAATGTTCTGGAAAAATGTAGAATTGGAACAACCTATCATGACAACAGATGAATTAGCAGTAGGAAGTTCAAATTTATATTTTAATAATACACTTTTTGACGAGAGATTTACTGTAAACATTTCAGATATTTCACTTGACAATATACAAAATGGAATAAATAATAATTATATCAAAAATGGAATTTATAACAGAGATCTTGTTATCTTTGGAACCTTAACTGTTAATAAACTACGTGTACTGGGTATAAATATGAAACAAGATACAACATTGGATAATTACATAAACAATTTAGTTGAATCGCAAATATTTTCATTAGAAAAAACATTGAATGATAATGTGTCGTTTTTAAATACAAAGCTTGAAACAGTTGAAAATAATACATGCAATTATATTGAAAATGTATCCAACAATACAAGATTGTTTATAAAAACAGAAAATTCATCTTTACATGATGTAACTAATCTGCCTTATAATTTGAGTTTATACACAAATATTAAATATAGATCTTTCAACGTATCGATCCTAAAAGAAAAAATATTAGAATATTCTTTGATTATTAACGTTAGTTATAAAGGTATTAGAGTGGTCAATGTAGATTATCAAATACTATATTCGTTATTTCATATCAATACCATCACAACGTATATCAGTAATATAGTTTATGGTGTTTCAATTGTGGACAATAAGATCGGGTTTTATAATAATATGATAACATTGACAATTCTACCAGAATACGAGATAACAATGATTTCATTTTAATCGAAATGAAGGGTACATAATGTATTTGTAATACCTTGAGTTTTACTTGAAATGATTTTTTTGGTCAATTTACAATTATTCAAGATCATATCGTTGTAGATAGTGTCATAATTATTTTCAATATATTGTAAAATTTTATTTTTGAAGATCCATCTAAAAAAATTTAACTGACCAACGGTAGTGTCAATAAAGTTATATTTATTTGGATCAATAACAAATGTTATTCGTGTGTGTCTTCGAAAAGAATCAAAATTTATTTTTGTATAAGATTTTAATTGATCTCTATAATCCATATATAATGAAATTCTTTTTGGAATTTGATCTTTAGCATAATCCAACGGCATTTCGAGATGATAATTATCTGCTGTTATCCAATAACTTATATTATGCGTTTTTGAATAATGTGTAACAAACCAATCAATTAATCTCAATGATAATTTATGGTGTCCATCGATAATTTCTTTTAACAGATATTTATATTCTGTATTATTTTCATAAAAAACAGATAAAGATGATAATAACAAGTCACGACAAGTTTCTACCATTTCGTTAAATTTAATAAAATATCAATTGAAATCCTTAAATACAAGTGCGTTTGTGAAAAAATTAAAGTTTCATAAATGAAAAAAGAATTTAAAATTTAATAAACTGGCGGTGATCCGATATCAAGAAGTCCAGATACTCTTGAATCTGGACCAATTGTACTGATTTGCCATGGAGAAATAGGGATTTGAGGATTAGGTGGTTCATGACGAAGTTGAAGATTTGCATTTCTTAAAGATTGTCCCACAGTATTTATACCTACATGATATCCGGCTGTTAAATAATTTTGATCTTGGACATCACCGGAACATTGAGGATTTAATTCTGCCCATTTACTATTTGCTTCACTTGGAAGAAGATCACTTGAAGTTAATCTATCTTTTGAAATACAGGTACTTCCTGCAGTTTGTGTTTTAAAATCACCAGTAGTTTCTTCTAATGATTTATAAACTTCATTGCCCTGGGGATCAGCTGCGGAATATCCGTCAATACCACTTGAAATATAGTCTAAATTTCTGTTCTCAAGATCCTTTTCAGCCATCGAAGTTTCAGAGTTAAATTTTTCAACATTATCCATTTGACATTTATAATTATAAGTAATAACAAGTAATACAAATAATGTAATAACAGCAGCTATTGCGAAGAATACAATTTTCATCTCTTAAATATTATATACTCTATCTATTATCTTGAAAATATAATATTTTGAACAAAACCTCTGATTTCGATTATTTTATTCTCCCAAGTTTTATCTTGTGTTTCTTTATTTTTTAATTCACACATAAGTTTCTTCAACATCTCTTTTTTTTCATATATTTTAACAATCTCTTTATCCAAAATATTTATACAATCATCTACAGAGTTTTGCCAAAATTTTTCAATCGAATTTTTATCTTCTTCTACAATATCATCTATTTGACTGATATTGATTTTCTTTATTATCCATTTATTTTCTATCAAATCATTATATGTATTGAATCCGATATATTGAATTTTGACATCTAAGACTACATGATCTTCTTTAAGTTGATCATATACATCTTTAATTTCAACACATTCATTGTTTTTTTTGATTACGGTTTTTTCCGTAATATCAATATCTATGGTTTTGTTTTGATGACAATACATTTGGTTATACATTTCTTTTATATCATCTTCGGTTAAGTTATTGTCGAACCATATTTGATTTTTTGATTGAAAATATTCTAATATCTTTTTATCAAAATCATCAAAATATTTCATATCATTTTCTTTTAAAAATATTGACAATTTGAAGCCATTTTTTGTTTGCACAATTTTGTTAACTTTAGCGTCAAAAAAATCATATATTATACTATCAGAGACTTTACATTGATAATACCTTTTTTTATCAACAAGATCATCAAATGATATATCGAGTGTTGACATTCAAAGTATTTTATGATAATTAGTAAGATATTACTTTTATATCATCTTTTGTGATTGAAACAAATATCTATTTATCAAGATACGATTAAGAAATTTAAATATAAGTGACATTACATTGAACAAAATCGTCCAATAATATACTGTGTATTGATATCAAAAGTATTTTCTGTTATTTAGTAAGATATAGTATTAACTATGACAACGAATGAAAATAAAAACCATGAACATCTCATAAATTTTATAATAGAATATATAAAAGACGAGATTTATAAATCTGATATTCGAACAGAAATCATTAAACCGGTATTAGTATACTTATTATATTACATAATTCCTTTTGTAATATTTTTTGTGCTTCTAAATTTTTTGACAACTATGGCTGCGATATTTTTAGTTTTCTTTTTTTTGAAAATAAAAACTTCTTAATATATAGATACTGTGCTAATAAAATATGCCAACGAAAGGTGTTAAAAGGAAAAAAACAGGTGGTAATACTTGCCAGAATGGCGGAGAACAAGAACAAGTACAAGAACAAGAACAAGAACAAGTACAGGAACAAGTACAGGAACAAGTACAAGAAGAAGTTCTATCAGAAAACGTGCAAACAGGTGGTAAGAAACAACAAAAAACAGGTAGTAAACAACAAAAAACAGGTAGTAAACAACAAAAAACAGATAGTAAAAAACAACAAAAAACAGGCGGTAAACAACAACAACAACAACAACAACAACAACAACAACAACAACAACAACAACAACAACAACAACAACAACAACAACAAAAAACTGGTGGAAATTCTTGTCAGGCATCTGAAGAACAAACTGGTGGAAACCAGCAAAAGGGGGGTATGTATGATCCAACAAGTCTCGTAGTGGCATTAATTATATTAGGCTTGAGAACTGCTGTAACTCAACCTTTTGAATTACAATCAATTGTTAAAAAGGTTTCTACTAAATCCAAGTCATCTTCAAAAAAACAAAAAGGGGGTATGTTTGAAGAAATGATGCAAAATGTTTTAAATGGTGATTTAGTTCAATAAACCATTCCTTTATTTTTATTTATCATTATAATCGATTTTGAATATAAGTTTTCATATTTTTCGTTCATATTTTGGTTCTTCATTATATACCATCCTCTCGAATAGGTATCATCAATACTTTCATAGGGTTCATTATCTATAAAATGCAATGATCCTCTGTAATTAAGACTAATCATTTGAATTATGTATTTACTTCAGTTTTTTATCATTTTTTTCATGCGGTAGTTTCAACAATAAAAATATACAATTTATATTTAATATGAGCTTTGAAGAAGATCGAAACAAATTACTTGAATTTACGGAAATTAAAAAAAAAGCAATACTTGAATCATTAATTGATACTTGTGTACTTCATCCATCAATTGATATAGCATCTGATGTGTATAAGGATACTTGTATTGAAAATTGGTGTGAAAAACTTCCTATATTATCTGGTAGCAAGTTATTAATAAAAAAAATTATCAAAAATCCTATCAATGATGTCAAAGTTCTCAAAGATAGACAGTTATCCCTCAAAAAATTCGATATCGATTTGTCTTTATTAGATGATTTCGAAGATGATGTCTTATGGATTTACAAATTAGATGAAGAACTATGTGATAATAATTTAGTTAATATTCTATATCCTTCGCATTTCTTGTTATCATATATAAATAATTTCGATACTTTGCTCGAATGTTATCATACTTATAAAATTTATTATATACCTGTCACTGCTATTATATACCCTTTTCTATCTTTGTTTGCTCCATTATATTATTTAAATAATCATCTTAGATTCAATATATCAATAAAAACTTATATGAATATGATTATGAAATTTTTCAAAATGATATTTACTTTTAACAATTTATCATTAAAAGCAAACTTATTGAAACTTATCACAGTATCTATATATATATTTTTGTTTATCTACAACTTATATCAAACAGTTGAATACTCTGTAATGCTATATAACGTGAAACAATCTATTAACAAAAAGATTTCCAATATGAATATATTTTTAAAACAGGCTACACATATAATAGAATCGGTACCTCGTAATTTAATTGAAAATTTTGTATCAGTAAAATACAATAAAACAAAAACCTCAAATTTTACCAATATATATAAGTTGTGGAAAGATAATAAAACAAGAAATGAATTATCCGAAATACTAATTAAAATATATACAATTGATATTATACACAGTATTGGCAATTTAGTTGATTCACATAATTGGTGTAAAACAGAATATGGTGTCAAGACATTGATGTGGGGTGCTAAAAATCCTGTTTTGGAAAAGAAACAAATGAGTAATCCGGTTGATTTATCAAAAAATATCATTGTAACAGGTCCAAATGCAGCAGGTAAAACAACATATATTAAAACAATTTTATCAAATATCGTATTATCTCAGACATTTGGTATATCAAATTGTATCAAATCCCAGGTTATGATATATGATACAATATCATCACTTATGAGAATATCCGATATTTTAGGAACGAGATCTTATTTTGAAACAGAAGCGGAATATTGTAAAAATATGATATATAAAGCGAATGAATTACATAAAAATAATAAAAAAGGATTGTTTCTACTCGATGAACCAATGCATTCTACGCCTCCGACTGAAGGAATGTCAACTGCTTACGCAGTAGCTGAGCATTTAGGAACTATGAAAAATATAAATGTTTTATTAACAACACACTTTTATAAATTAACATTACTTGAAAATAATTACCCAGATAGTTTTATAAATTTATCGGTGAATGCTATTCCAACAAATGAAGGTTTCTTATTTCCATATACAATACAAAGAGGATCTTCGCACCAATGTATTGCGATTGAGTTATTATCTTCGAAAGATTTTCCAGAATCTGTAATCGATAGTGCGATAAATATGAAAAACAAAATATGTAGTGAAATTATAAGATAAAAATGTTGTTTAATATATCATATTATTTCGGTATTTCCGTTGTTCTTATTATAGTAATAGTTATATTTTTGTTCATCTGGAGGAAAATAACAGATTCCGAACTTTATATTAAAGTTTTAGAGAAAAAAATCACAAATTTAAAGAAAGAAAACAATACTTTTCGAGATATGATTGATAAACAGTATGTCGATAATGTATCTATGGAAATGGCAGAAGATATTATGAATGATGTTTTTGGAGATACCAAAAAATGCGTTGGAGATAAATGTGAAATAATTGATGAAAAAAGTGATGAAAAGGTTAATGAAAACATTGATAAACAAAATGATGATAATAATGTTAAGATTGAAGATATCGAAGATATTACTTCTGAAATTAATGATTTAGATGAAGAAATTGAAACAATATTTTCAACAAATGAAACTGAATTTTCTAAATCTTCTTTATCAAAAATGAATATGGATAAACTCAAGGATATTTGTAAAGATTTACAATTATCAACTGTCGGGAACAAAAATATTTTAATTGAACGAATTATGTCAAGATAAAAAAACTTCTGTTATTACTATAGAATATATATGAGTTGCTGTTCCTCTATTGATGGAAATCAATGTCCTACAAAGATGAGTGATGGAAGATTATTCACAGACTATAGAACTAAATGTATGGTTTCCAATGATCTAACTAATCAATTAAAAGACAATTCTATTACCGTCTCCAGTTATGAATCAAGACTATATTTACAGAGAAATGCCGAAAAATTAATGGCACAATATGCACAAGATGCTGCCAATAATTTAATGTGCGGTCCTTGTACCCGTCCATTCACTGATCCTGGAACTATGCTTCCTGAAAAATATGTCATAAAATGTGATAAAGTTTCTTGTTCTAGATCAGAAACCAACCCTAATGGATTAGGAGATGGTCGTCAATACTAATTTTTTTATATTCTATCTTTATAAAGGTGTATTATGGAATTTAACACAGATTATATTAAAGCTTCCTTGACAAACATTGATAATTGTAGAATAAATATAAAAGGTAGTATTTTAAATTTTCAAACTTTGAAGTATGTCGTTATTATTGCACCAAATACATTTGATAAAAAATCTTCTTATTCTGGACAAGGATTACCATTCCCTTGTGCAACTATTGCTTTCGATAACACACCTAATAAACATGTCGTACAATCAAATGGAATGTTTGATATAAATTTCGATTATCCAAATTCATATTACTCTATTGCTAATAAAAAGAGAATAATATCCACAATATATTTTTGTTTAATTGATAATGACGATAAAATGAATGTACAATTGTTTGAATTAGAAGATCTCTATCCTCTCAGAACAATAATAAATAGAGAATCAAGAAATGGTCCCGAATTTTATTCAACAAAATATGATGTTTTACCAGTTGATACCGCAGAAAATTTAATGTATCAATATTCTGAATTGAAAAAGAATCTGAAGATTGGTTAGATATTGAAAAAATGATTTTTATTTTTTTATTTGTCTTTATAAAATGAAACCATTATTGATCGTAGAAAGTGGTACCAAAATTAAGACTATATCAAAATTACTGAATTATGAATATGATGTTATATGTTCATATGGACATTTTGATAATCTTCCGAAAAATGAATTAGGTATAGATACAAACAGTTGGATAGGTAAATATAATATTACAAATGAAAAAGCTATCAAAAATATAAGAAAATGTGTTAAAAATACTGACATCATTTATTTGGCTTCGGATCCAGATATGGAAGGCGAAGCTATAGCATATCATATTTGGAATAATATAAAAGATCTATTAAAACATAAGGTGTATCATAGAATAGAATTCAATGAAATTACAAAAAGTGCACTTGAAAATGCATTAAATAATCCAAGAAAAATAGATGAAGATATTATTGAAGCACAAGAAACAAGAAGATTTGTTGATAGACTTGTTGGATATAAATTATCTCCAACATTATGGTCGAAGTTCAATGATAATACATTGAGTGTTGGAAGGGTACAAACAATCGCATTAATGTTTTGTCTCAAAAGATATCATGAATTGATAGAAAAAAAAATCAATAGTTTTTGGACAATTTCCGGATTTTTTAAAAATAACAATGTTTATGAATTCAAATTATACAAAAACACTAATCTTGTCAGAGAAGATTGGGCAAATACTATAGATATTATATCTTTATTCAATTTTAATATTCCATATAATATAAAAACTTCAGAAAAAACCTTAACACATAGTCCACCACCTTCATATACAACAACAAGTTTACAACAAGATGCATATAATAAATTTAAGTTTACTTCTAAAAAAACAATGATGGTTTCACAACAATTATATGAGAATGGTATGATCACATATATGAGAACAGATTCTACAAATATTTCAAATGAGTTCAAGAACAAAATAATAAAATATATAGAACAAAATTTTAAAGGAAAATCACAATTTAGAAGTCATAAAAACAAAATCACCAATGCTCAAGAAGCACATGAAGCTATTCGTATAACTGATGTAAATAGAATACAATGTGATTTAAATGAAGATTGTCGAAAACTATATGGTATTATATGGAAAAGAACAGTTGCTTCACAAATGGTTGCATCTGAATATACTGAAATTTGCACTGAAATTAAAAATAAAGAGAATGATTACGTGTTCAAATACATAAAATCTCTATTATCTTATGTTGGTTATTTGATAATATATGACCAAAAAATAGATGATATTGAAAAATATAAATTAGACATCGAACAAGTAAAAATTCATAAATATCAATGTCAACCAAATATAGATAATTTACCGACCTTATATAATGAGATCACGTTAATCAAAGAATTAGAAAAGAATGGTATAGGAAGACCATCTACATATTCTTCTATAGTTCAAAAAATATTTGAAAAGAAATATGTTGAGAAAAAAACATATTCTGGACAGAAAATGAAATTCAAACAGAGAACTATTAAAAAAGAAAAAGTTACAGATGAAGATATTGTAATAGATACAAGTATAAATAGAAATGATTTGTTGATTCCAACAATTACAGGGCAAAATATTATTGAATTTTTAGAAACTAAAACCCCATTTCTTCTTGATATTTCATTCACAGCAAATATGGAAGTGATTTTAGATAAGATTACCAAAAAAGAGTTTACAAAAAAAGACGTTTTGACAAAATTTTATGAAGATCATATTCAACCGAATAGTGTTGAAACAAAACCGATAAGTGTTAAAAAGAGTGGTATACTGAAAACAAAATATGGATATTGTTATTATAATGAAACGACTAATAAATATACGAATATTGAATCTTATTTAAAATGGAAAAAAAAGAGTGTCGATGAACTACAAGAAAATGAATTGAAATTTCTGAAATCTTTGCCCAAGAAATTAGATGATAACACATATTTACATTTAGGTCCATATGGTTTATATAAAAAAGAGCATAACAAAAATGTCAAAATTGAAAAAAAAGAATGGGATAGTTTAATTTGTATTAATTAGTGACATACTTTTTTCAAGATTATCAACGCTATCGAATATTTCTTTGATTTTATCTTGTTTTTTATCAAGAGATTGTTTAATTTTTTGAATATTTTTACCATTATTTTCGATAATTGTGATGTATTCTTTTTGTTTTTCTGTGATAGATTGTTGTTTTTCTTTGATTTCTTGTATTTTGTTGTCAAGTTCTACTTCACTTAAACTCGAATTCAAAGCAAGAAGAAAACTTTCATTATTCTTTTCAATTTTTATGATATGATCTAATTTATTTAATACTTCTTCAGCTTTCTCCGAAATATTTTGTGTTTTAGCTGAAAAGTTTGTTGCAAAACTGTTTATGCTTTCTATATCGTTTTTCATTTGATCAATTGAAGACATTTTATATTTGTAATATAATTTATTTTCTTATATATTTATTTTTTTGATATGTGATGTACATATTTCTTGAAATTATGATTAAATGTATGTAATTCGTTTGCAATATTGGCAAGACTTGTTCCTACAGTATGTCCACTATCTTCATCTTTCAATAAATTTGAAAAAAGGTTTACAAGAGTTTCAGTTGACATATCCCTGCCTTCTCCCATTAAAAAAATACCTTCTAAATCATTACTTTCTTCTTCATAATCTTCTTCATCACTATTACATACATTTTTGCATTCAGAATTTTTTTCATCACTTCCACTTTCGCTACTGCTATCGAGAACTTCGATTGTCGAAGACATTTATTTATGTAATAAATACATATAAATCTTTATATATTTTTATAGTAGATAGGAATGTCGAATTTGAAACAAAAATACATATATTATGTGTCTGTATTATTTGGTGTTACTATGACATTGAGTTTTATAATTTTGAAAAATGTTTTTCTCAAAAAGGTGTCTATTAAAAATAAAGAGTTTTTTGAAAATGCCCAAAGTAGTAATACTAACATCAATGATGTTGAATTAGAATCAAATAAAAATGAATTATTACAATTACCTCATGAATCTGATATTTATCTGCTGATTTCGACATTAAATAATGGTAATAGTGTATCACTCAATGATTTAAAATGGTATAATTATATGTTTGATAAACAAAAACTTTTGTCTGTTCAGGAAAACACAAATATGTATTTTAATATGGATAATGTTGTTACTTTTGAAAATAACGTATCTTATCATGATATAACAGGTGTTGTATTGAATAAAACATCATTGAAAGGACCAAATGCCTTTCAATATTCAAATGATAATGATAAATATAGTGTTGATGAATTCACATCTATTTTAATTTTCAGAATAAGAGAAATTGCAAATGAACCTTTGATTTTATACGAAATACCATGTAATACAACTTCTGTTGTAAAAGATAATGTCGTTACAAATGTAGCAAATACAATTGCTATAAATATCACCAAAAAAAGTGATAAATATGCAAGTATCAATGTAACATTTGGTTCTACAATCTTTAATATAGACGACGAATTTCCAATTGATTTCCTTTTGGCAGATGTACCACTTTTAATTGCTCTTTCTTATAAAAATAACAAATTTGTACTGAATATAAATAAAAAAGAGATTGTTACAAATATTGAAGAGAATTTGTCACAATTATCATTTGGTTCATTGCCTGTTATTATTAATAAAAGTAAAAATTTCGGAGGAGTTTTATATGCATATTGTCATTATAAAATACAACTTACTACAGATGAAATAAATCAATTTCATAAATACGTGATACACAATCTTTGTGGATTGGAACAGATCAAAAAACAATCATCTGAAATTATAGAACTTCATGAAAAACTAAAGGATTATAACGAGTTGAAAACCAAACTTGATACATGTCAGAATAAAGTAAAACATATTGAAGGTACAAAACTTTCAAATGCAATTAAAATGAAGAAAGGTAAGAGTGTAAAACCTATTAAAATCCCTTCTGTCGAAGACAATACCGAAAATTAATTTTTGAATGATATATTAGGGGCTTAAGGAATCTTATGATTTTGAGTACATGTTCATAACTTTTTCTAAAAAATAAAATAAGTTTATAAAATTCTAAAATATGTAGTGGAATGTACTCATTTTAGGGGCTTAAGGAATCTTATGATTTTGAGTACATGTTCATAACTTTTTCTAAAAAATAAAATATGTTTATAAAATTTTAAAATATGTGAAGGAATGTACTCATTTTTTAGATATAGATTTGTATATATAAACATTAATTATATTTCTTTATTTAAAGATGAGTTCGGCTATTTTTATTCTGACACAAAACACAACTGAAAGAAAAATATATCTAAAAACTTCTTTGTATTTCTTATTCAAAAATTTTAACAAAATATATAAATATCCAATTATTATTTTACACGAAGGGGATTATACTGATGATACAAAAAAAGAAATACTTTTGGGAATAAGATATGATTATAGGTATTTATTGTCTTTCAAAGAAATTGATAAATCGGATTTTACAATACCTGATAATATTGATCTTAATAGAGTGAATCAAATTATAAATGTAAAGCCTGTACCATATTGGCGTAATCTAAAATATAGAATGATGTGTAATTTTTGGATGAACCATATTCATAAATACACTGAAGATTACGAATATATTATGAGATTAGATGATGATAGTATTATTGAAGAAGCTATATGTATTGATCTTTTTGAAAAAGTAAAAGAAAAAGAAATTGTTTATTTATCAAACATTGTTCATATTGACTGTGGATTGTGTAATTTTGAAATGAAAAAACTTTTCAATACGATATTTCCAAACTCGAGTAAAGAAATTGATAAATTATTTATTTCTTCAAAGTTATCACAAAATACAGAAGTCTTTCATAAAATTAATGAAATTATGACATTAAATAATAAAAATCAATTTGATACTGATATTGAAATAGATATGCCGATTATGTACTATAACAACTTTTTCATTACAAAAAGAAGTTTTTGGATGAGAGATGATGTAAAAGATATCATCAAAAAAATAAATGATCATGGTGGAATATTTTATTACAGATATGGTGATGCACCGTTACAAACATTGATAGTATCATTACTTGAACCAACTTTAATTTCACGTACATCTTTTAAATATTCAAAAAGATTACAAAGAGAGGTTTTCAAATATGGAAGTGATATGCAATCATATATGCCAAAAAACTATGATGATACATCATGTATCATAAAAGATAAAAAATGATATTAAATTTTATAATATTTATTTAAGAATGAAGTATATTGGTGCACATATTAAGAAAGAATCATCAGTTCTAAAAACTTTACAAAGCATTTCAAATTGTGAAGGCAACGCACTTCAGATATTTGTTTCAAATCCAAGAAGTGTACAAAATGGTAATATTGAAAAATATCGTGAAGAGTCAAATGATATCATAAAATATTGTCAAAAAAATAACATGAAACTTGTAATACATGCTCCGTATACCATAAATTTAGCAAAAGAAGCTAAAGACGGTAAAAGAGTTCTCGATTTACAAGATTGTTATTGGATAAAACTTCTTTTGAATAATCTCGAAATATCCGATATCATAGATGCAATAGGAGTTGTATTTCATGTAGGTAAATACACATCATATTCAAAAGAAAATAGTCTTGAAAATATGTTTATTGCTCTGAAATATATTATAAAAATTATGAAAGAAAAACAAATAAAATCAAAACTTATTATCGAGACACCAGCAGGAGCCGGTACCGAACTTTTAACAAATGATATGGACTTTATACATTTCTATGATAAATTTTCTTTGGATGAAAAACAATATATCAAAATATGTCTGGATACTGCTCATATATGGTCATCTGGACAAGATATAAATGAATATTATAGTAAAATAAAAGAAAACAAGAATAATATCATGGTTATTCATTTCAATAATAGCAAAAAAGAACTGGGATCAAAAGTTGATGTTCACGAAACCATTTTTGAAGGAAAAATAAAAATTGAAACTATGAAAATGTTTATCAGAAATCTGAAATACGACCCTATTATAATATTAGAAAAACCATCAGATAATTTACATAAAGAAATATATTGGATAAAAAAATAAAATCATATATTACATATCAAATGAATGATTTAGTTGTTTTTAACGAATATCAGAATATACTTGTTTTATTTTGTATATTTTTACCATCAATAAACGCTGTTTTAAAATATTACGAAAATGATATACAAGTTTTCAAAATTCTATATATATCTTTCAAACAATATACCAATTGGAATATTGCTCTTATATTTATAAATTGTAAATATGAAAATAAATACTTAAATATATTTATAACTATCAATTCAACCACAATTTTTGTTATATATCACATATTTCATATAACAAATTACCAAATGATTAGAAAAATACCCAATATTCCTAAAGAAATGAATGATTTTCAAATAAATACATGTAATTTCTTTTTGCATATCTTACCATTTTTGGCTTATGTCAAGAATTTCTATTTATATCATAGTTCTTTAAATTTTAACATAGGTTTTAATGTTATCTTATTTAATCTTATATGGTCTTTTCAATGTTTTCTGAGCTTTAATCCACATACCGTATATTTCAAAATAGAAAGAAATAAAATTTACTATTTATGGTTTTTTTTGATGACTTTGAATTTTATCCAAGGACATATATTCTATACTCGAACAATATCATAGATTTATACATGACTTATTTTTACATGGTCCAAATGATTTTCTATGAAAATTTGTTATTCCATATTTATTGATTGTATCAATGTGTTTTTTAGTACCATATCCTTGGTTGTTAGCTAAATCATATCTTTCTAATATAGGATAATCGTTTATCAACTCTAGCATTTTGACATCATGATAATCTTTTGCCAATATTGAAGCTGCTGCTATATTCAAATATTTAGAATCTCCTTTGATAACACATTCGTGTGGTAAAATTTCTTTATCAAAACCAGGTGGGACATATCCATTAAAATATGGACCATCTATTTTCAATTCGTGAAAACTATGTTTTTTATACGCTTCATCTATAGCTCTGTTCATAGCTTTCATAGTACTTGAAAGAATGTTTGTACTATCAATTTCATAATTGGTTGCCTTTCCGATTCCATATGTTATAGCATTTTCTTTTATATATTCGGCCAATCTTCTTCTTTTTTTGAAAGTCAATTTCTTGGAATCTTTGATCTCTAAATATTGATCATCTGCGAATATTTGTGGTAATACTACACACGATGCTATAACATCATATATTAATCCTCCCCTATTCGATTCATCTACACCTCCTACTAAGATATCACTATCAAAATGTAGATAGTTTGTCATTTCATTTGACATATATCATCTTTTATTTTTATATATTTTAAATATAGAATGGATTATAAATCTTTATACATAATTTTATTAATACTAATATTTGATGCAATTTGGATAGGAAGTAATATCAAAATGTATAGTAATTCTGTACAAGAAATCCAAGGTAGTCAAATGATTGTGAGATACCATTTTGTTATATTGGCATATATCGTAGTTGTATTGACTACATTGTTTATAACAATTCCATTTACTGGTTATCATATTGATAATAATTCTGATTATATAACAAAGTTATATAAATCTTTTATTTATGGCGGAGGAGCAGGTTTTGCAATATATGCAATATATAATTTGACTTGTCTTTCAATATATCATAAATATGATGTTGTTGTTGCATTAAAAGATACATTATGGGGTACTTTTTTAAATACAATAATAACCTTTATTTATTTCTCTATGTAGTTTCAGATGAGGATCTAAGTGAGGATATATAATTTCCAATAGATGTGAATAATTTTTTTAATGAATTAACAATACGAGTATAATGCAACATTAATGTATCTTTAAACATAAGAGCTAAAATAATTAAAATTATTCCTATAAATGTAACAAATGTTAATACAATAGCTATCTTCACAAAAACCAATAAATATTTAAAATAATCTTTTTGAGATAGACTTTTTTCTGTTTTATAATTTATTTTTTCAAAATTGGACGTTGTTACACTGGTAGGTGTATCTGCAGGACTGGGGCCATCATCGTCTTTTTTCTTGGAAATTTTATCAAATTGTTTTATCTCTTTTTTATTTATTTCATTTTCATTCAATATATGCATTAAATTTTTACTATACGTGGAATTACCATTAAAACAAATATCACATGACTTATAGAATAATTTATCTCCTTTTGAAGTGACATCATTTATATTGTTTATGACACTTGGTATTTTTTTATCACATAATTTATATGCGTCTGTTATATTTTCCTTTGAATGTAGAAAAGCAGATGCTGAAATAATATTACGATTTGGTACTATTATATCATCTATTTCCAAAGCATTTTCTGCTTTTATTCTATATGTTTCTATTTCGTTACTGTGATTTTCTACTGTCTCATTGTGTGTCAAATACGAATCAAATGTTAAGTTATCAGTTATTAATCCAAATTCTTGATTATTTATCATAACATAGTTACTTGAACTATTGATATTTGATGAAAAGCTATTTTTAATATCACGTACTTTTTCCAATATTGTATTCGAAGCGTGTCCAAATAATAAGACTAATTGTAAAGGCGTATATGATATTTGATCTTTATACATCCCATAATTTAAATCATTTTTATGAATACATTTACTTATATCTTTAGAATATGGAACATTGCCAATTTTGCACGGTTCATAGTTTATGTTTGATTGTGATGCATACATGTTACCATGATAATAATCTGGAATCGCAAACCAGTCATACCATCTTTCTTCAAAAACCTTTGTTATTTGATGTTCAAAAGGTTCCGGCTTAATAAGAATATTATCATCGTTGCTATCATATGTAAAACTATTATCGGGTAATGATATATTAGTAGGTAAAGTACATTGATCATCAACTCTTACCAACCATGGATTATTGGAAGTAACTACACAGTTTTTGTATATTATGCCATTATATTTTGAACATAATCTATTATTATTTTTAAGTTCATCTAAATTTGAACCTACATAATTGGTTTCCAATATATTTGACATAGTTGTTTTGCATTCGTCGAATTTACTTAATACAAAATCATTGTCGAAGGAACATTTATTATATGCCATTTAATAATAAAATATATTATAATGTACATTTTTTAATCACTAACTTTTAAGTTGTATGTATTCGGCTGTATGTGAATTAAATTTACATTTATTTCCACCATTTATTTCCATCATATCTGAAGGACAATTCAATGTCCAATGATTATTATCATTAATATACGTCCAACTTATATCTTGTTCATATGATTGTGATTTGCGATAATGTTGTTTAATTGTTTCTGGTAAATTTTGAAAATCAGGATGTTCAGATTCATTCAATTTCCATTTGATATTTACAGGTTTATATACAGTATAATATTTATTTTCTTTATTTTCCATGATTGAAATTCCATCAGAACGTTGTGAATTTATTTTGTTTCTATCGATTGTATATGTTGGTTTACTTGATACAAAATTCGATATCATATTAACATAAGACATACCTGATGCAAATGGTTCATTGTTGTTCAAATAATGTGTTAAAGTTCCTTTACTTGAAAAACTACCCAGTCCGCCAAATATACCATTAAAATTCCTACTATTTGTAGCGAAAGATGTACCACCACCACTTATGTTCAATTCATATCGAGGTTTTTTATTTTGTTTTGATTCATCACCATCTATTGTTTCCTGTTTTGAACCAAATAATTGTTCAAATAAATCGATTAAATAGTACCAGAAATCGTTTTTTAATATAAAACCAAATAAACCAACAATGAAAAACATAACAGCCAGAAATGTCACAAACCAAAAGAAAAAATGACCATTTTTTAACAAGCTATCAGTTGTTGACCCAGCAGTATCAATAATGTATGCGAAACCCTTTCCAAGATTTTCAAAAATCCATTTTCCAGACGATCCTATTACATCGGTTGTTTTAAAAACAATTTCTTTTGCATTTGTAACGTTATTACTTAAAATCTTGCCTATTTCCGGATCTAAGCCTAACATATTTTTATTATCCATTGTATACCTTATTATTTAAATATATTGTTTTTGTGTGAAAAAGATTTAAATTTTTATATATATATTAGATAATGAAAATCAAATTGATTATATTGTGTATAATACTGATTTATGTATATTGTTATTTTATATTTCCAGACGATATAATAATATTACAATCTACACTGAAAGATTTTGAATATAATATGTTATTGAGAAGACAACCTTTAGTAATCGAAGATAAAGTTAAAGAAATAATAGTATTGATGAAAACATGGTTTAAAGGAAATATAATCCAAGATATAAATTTTGATCATAATCGTATATGGAATATAAATAATCATAAATATTTATTAATTTATACAATTGAAGATACTGAAGTTTTATTATATCAAGCTGGAAATACTGTAATTGACGATTTACCAGATAATAGAGAACCTGTATTATCAATAACATTAAAAAAATTTCAAAGTACAATTGTACCATATAGATGGTATTATAATATATCGAATAAAAATGATGTGAAACTATATGGTATTCACGACTATATAACCTATGTGATAGCAAATGTGATTTAAAATTATTTTTTAGATCGACTGGTTCTCTTTTTTTGTTTAGTGACTATGCCATTTTTATCATTTTGATAGTCCGCTTCAATATGATCTTTGTGAACTTTCCAAGCTTCAAGTAATTCTTGAAGTTCATTTTTCCAAATTCTATCAAGTGATGTATTTCGAAGATCATTAAGTTTATTACTAAGTTCATTGACCTCTTTCTCGAGAATAATCTTTCTATCATATGTAAGTTGTGATATTGGCATTCGAAGTAGATAATTATATCCAATATCGTCAGTATTCTTCTCATCATCATCATCTTTTCCAATTTTAGGATACTTTAGTTCAACAAGTTTTTCAACAATATCAGTAATTTTCTTATTCATTATTGTGATGCGACCTTCGATAACATCAATAATAAATCTAATTTTTGCAGAAAGTACCTTGAAATCTTTTTCAAGAATTTTGAGTTGATATTTCTTACGTTCGTCATACATACGAATACGAACTTTACACCATTCACGAATAATATCCGATGTTTTATCATATTTCTTAATAGCACCTTCATTGCTATAAAGATGCATATTGTTGATACTCATATTTTTTGAAGAAACAAGTTTAAATTCTGATTCAAATTTGTCACCAAGTTTAGTAAGAATGTCACCATTAAAATTAAGAATAAATTTCACATTTTTTGATGTGTAATGGTTTTCAAAACTCTTCAAATAATTTGTACTATTCGTAATCATATTCTCCAAATATTCTTTATAATCTTCTGTCCAAGTACCAACAGGAAGTTCTGTAATTTCAAGAGTATAATCGTCTATCCAGTTATAAAGACCTTTGCTAATATAAGATCCTTTTTCCGACTTCACGATCTTACCAGTGTGTCCAAGATACCAAGGTATGAACTCTTCTATTTTTATTTTATTAATAAATGATTGTGATTCAGCAATATCCATATCGATTATCCCGTCACATATTTTCATACAAATCGTAATAATATCTTCTGGATTAAATTGAGGAATATTGGTTGAAAATCCAGTACCAATACCAACACCTCCATTCACAAGAATCATAGGAATAATAGGGATGTAAAATTCTGGTTCAATGGATTGTCCATCTTCTTCAAGATAATTTAAAATATTACTATCTTCATCTCTGAAAATAAGTCTTGTAAGTTCAGACACTAATGTGAAAATATATCTCGGCGAAGAAGCGTCATTGCCACCAACAAGACGTGATCCAAATTGACCATTTGGTTGCAATAGATTGATATTATTTGTTCCCACAAAAATTTGTGCCATACCAATAATAGCTTGTTGGAGAGATTGTTCACCATGATGATATGCGGTTACTTCACTCACATTTCCAGCTAACTGAGCAACCTTAATTTCATTAGTAAATAGTCTTCTTTTAATACAAGCAAATAAGATCTTTCTTGTACTTTCTTTGAGTCCATCACATATATGATTAATTGATCTTTCAAGATCTCTATTACTAAAGTGAATAAGATCTTTGTTGATAAACTCCTCGTATTGCACTTCAGTTTTTGAATAATCAAGAACATCGTTTTTTTCGTATTTCATGAGCCATTTCTTCCTATCATCTGCTCTTTTTTTATTGAAAGCAAGATCGATATATTCATCTGATTTATCTGTATGAACATACTTTACAGCTTTCATCTCTTTGAAATACTCTTTTGCCTCTCCGTCATTTGATGTACCCAACCCCTTGTAATATTTGATTTTCCAACTTCCAGGTGAATTTTTCTTTTCAACCGAATCTAACCATTTTTCATAATCAGACATATTGTAGAAAGAAATTACATTTCCCACACCAGTATTATTAGATGCTTTAATAATTGGTGTAAGCATAGATGTAATAAATCCATCAACTTTATAGAGAGATGGCCATAAAGATTGAAATACGTTGAACAATAGACCTTTGATATGGCTACCGTCATGATCTTGATCAGTTAGAATCATTATTTTTCCATAACGAAGACTATCAAGATTAGTATAATTTTTATTTTGTTCAAGACCTATAATTTTTTTGAGAGCAGTGATTTCAACATTATCAGAAATCTTTTGCAGAGATGCATCTTTCACATTCATAACCTTACCACGCAGAGGGAAAACACCATATTTATCCCTACCTACAATACTTAAACCGGCAATGGCCATGGTTTTAGCAGAATCTCCTTCAGTTAGAATGAGAGTACATGCATCACTGTCTTTTGTACCAGCTAAATTAGCATCATCAAGTTTAGGAATAATAAGTCGTGATGTCTTCTTACCATCGGTTTTACTTAGTTTTTTAGCATTTTGGAATTCTGTAAGAGAAAGAGCCTTCTCTACAATATTTGTTTTGTATAGTTTCTCTATAAATTTATCAGAAATGTCGCATTTTGATCCAAACTTAGAAACAGGTGTTGTTAAGGTTTCTTTAGATTGACTATCAAACGCTGGATTAACAATAGTACTTTTGATAAAAACAAATAGATTGTCTTTGAGAATCTGAGCTTTTATAATTTTCTTTTTCTTTGATTCAATCATATCCGATAGTTTTTTAATGATTGTATTTGTGATAAAATTAGTATGTGTTCCACCACGAATTGTATTGATACCATTTACAAATGATATTTGTTCGAATGTACCATTTTTGGAAAGACCTACTGCAATTTCCCATCTTTCATTACAGGCTTCATAGATTAAAGGACTTTCTGTCTTATCAATAAACAGTTCAGAATATTTCTCAAAGTCTTTGATAGGAAGTTTTTCGTCATTGAAGTAAATCGAGACATTTTTGTTTGTACACGCTGCGGCATCTATAGTTCTTCTGCGAAAAAGATCATATATATCTTCAGTTATACCGTTTAGACCAAATCTTTCATAATCTGGAAGAAATGTTATTTTGGTATATGGTTGTTTCGAGGAAACTCTCACAGAAGGTTTATCTTTTTCTAACATATTATTACGATATTTTTGAGTGAATATACGCTGTCTGTAATGATCTACTGTCTCTACATAAAACTCTTTGGAAAATATGTTAGCGAGTTTCATACCATATCCTCCTTTCCCACCTATAATCTTTTCTTCTTGGTGATTATAATTGGTACTGGTTAGAAGATTTCCTACAACAAGTTCTGGTACATACATTTTTTCAGTATCATGCATAACGACATCAATACCATTTCCGTCATTATACACAGATAAAAATCCAGAATCTTTATCAATAGAAATACGAATATTACGCAAATGTTTTACATCTTTTTTACCTTTTGCTTCCTCCATAATGAGACGAACAGAGTGATCAATTGCATTCACAATAACTTCATCAAATATTTTGAGCAGACCAGGAACATAATTTATATTTTTAGTGTCCATTTTTTTGGTTTCGTCATTGAAAAGATATATATCGAGGTTAATTGGATTTATTGAACCAATGTAAGTATCTGGAATATTGTATATATGTTCTCGTAACTCATATTTTTTGTATTTATCTTCAATTTTTTGATCAGGCATTCCCTATTAATATGTATAAAAAATATGATATAGTGAATAATCATTTTTTATTTTTATATGTTTTGATTCAGATATTCATTTGTTAGTTGTAGTATTTCTGACGCAACCTCGCTTGTACTTTTATTGTCAACATCAATTATTATAATTTGTTTATTTTCTTTTTTAAGTTGTTCACATAAAATTTCATGTTTTTCATGAAGTTTCTTCAAATACTCTTCGGTTATTTGGACTTCACTTTCACGATTTCTTTTTTTGATTCTTTTGTAACAATTTTCTGAACTCGATCTTAGCATAATTTGAATTGCATTTTCCCACGATTGATTTGTTTTTTTATGAAGATCGAAAAGAATTTCTTTCTCATTTTCTGATATCATCTTTTCTTCTTCTGCTATTTTTATGAAAACATCTTGAATAAATCTTGGACTCCTTTCCACAAATATATTGATAGATTGTGTCTTCTCTTGTATCCAACATCTATCTAACCATACTCTTATTTGAAATTTAAATACATTTACTGATTCATTATATAAATCACTTAAATAATTATTCCAATTTTCTACTGGTTCTAAGTCAACTGGTATTTTATAATTACGGTGTAAATAATTTAAAACACTTGTTTTACCTGATCCAATATTTCCATCCACTGTTATCAATACCATTTTAAAGAATATGTTATAAAAATAAAATATCATTTTTTATTTATATCGTTTTAATGTAATAATGTATGTTTTTTCAAAACCATGTTTAGTTTCTTGAGAGTTATTTTTTGTATCTCTATTATTTCTTGTTTCAGACATCCTATCTCTCTTATAAACATCATGATGATAATATCCTTCATCTCCTTTGTCATTTTCATATCATAATAACTTAAATGAAGACTGAGAATCTTTGATATTTTTCTATTATATTTTTTGGAGTTACCACCTATTTGAGCTTTTATTAAATCTGAATTATTGTAATCTTCAACACCAAAATCTTGTCCAGTATTCATTTCAGAATATGTAGAATTTCCTAAATGATTTAAGAAATATCCAGCATTTCCCAATCTCCCTCCTGACATTTTTTTACATTTACATTGTATTTTCAATACCTTTTTTACCTCTTCAAAAATATTCTTATTGACTTTTTTACAATCTTCTTTTTGACACATTATAAAGAGTGCTGATATTATTTTAAATAACTGCATTTCAAACCATATTGATATACATTCTATCAATTTATCGACTTCTTTTTGATCTTTTATATCACAATCTTTTAGAATATCTTTAGATATACTATCAAATAGTTTATAATTTTCCATATCTAATAAATATTATGAAAATAATTCTTCCTTTATATTAAATATGAATTCAATCAATTTTATGCAACAAATAACCAATAATGTTGATCAATGTAAACGTACATCATCATTTCCTGTTCAAGTGACTATGCCATCTCAAAGAATACCTATTTATAAAAATGACAATGCTCTTTCTGATAGAATAAATTCTTTACCTGTTCAAAAAGCATACGATGCATGTGAATTTTTTAAATCAGACAATAGTTCTTCTAGTAATGGATTTGATATTGTTTCAAAAAATATGGAACATACACCAGTATCTTCACTCTTCTTTTCAAAAACAAATATAGATGCCTTACAATGTGGATTAAGAAATACTGTTTATAACAAATCAAATGGAAAGCATATCATTGGAAAACAAAGTGAAATTGAATTAAAAATTGTCATGAGATCAATTTATTATGATTATTTGAGAAATGGTTTCAAAAATATGACATATTATCCCGATCATAATCCGATTAATAACTTTGATAAAGATGTTTTAAATACTGTTCGTAGATTAAACGGGGGAGTTTTACAATGGTGTTCAAAGGAAATTCTTACGAATATACAACAATTTACTGATTTTAAAACCTTATTACAAACTGAAGGTGTTTTAAATGTTATGGAAAGACCACAGACAACCAATAATACAGGTCTTAGAAACCAAAATTAAAAATAAATTCTCTCAATATAGAAGATAATGACATCAGTTAAAGAAGTTGTAGATATTGAATCCTTGAATGAAGATGAAAAACAAAAATTCAATTTTACAAAGATGAAAATGTTCAAAATGACAATTTTAACTTGTATAATTTTTTCTATTTTAGCTATAGCATTGCTTTTTGCTATGATGTTTACAAAATGGGGAAAAGAAAATATTTACAATAAAATGGCTTATTTTGTATACACATTTGTATTTGGTACTTTGTTTGTTATCTTTGTTTTATCATACAATATCTATACATTTAAGCCTACTAAAGTTAAACAAGGTATGGGATATGACAGTGAAATTTGTCCAGATTATTGGGAATTAGAAAAAGAAGATGCTGATATTGTGGAAAAAATTTCTTTAGAAGATGTGAACACGAATCATTTTAAATATGTATGCAAAGTCAATCCAAGTATTATATCGAAAACGAAAATGATCGACGATGATTTGAAACTTAGTGCCAACAATTTGGTTATTACTGAAAAAAAAATAAATGATGGTGAATTTAAAAGTTCCGACGAAGAATTTAAAAGATATGCAAATGTTATGTCTCATGTAAATGAAAAACACTTTGAATCTGGCGAAATTGAAACTCCAACCCCATCGCCAAGTACAAGCGATTGTGGATCAGAAATGTTCGAAATTGACAACAAATATCATGTTATATGCGACCAAGTATATCCAATGTTTTTATCAGCATTAGATCATCAACATGCAAAAGAAAACAATTTAAGTAAAAGTAATAAATTTAGATGCGAATATTCTAAAGTTTGTAAAGTACCATGGACAGAGGCTGGATGTTCTTAAATTTCATCCAATATTGCGTTTATTTCAGAATATCTTGATTTAAGAAATGTATTGTAAAAATCTTCTTTGTTTAGATAAAAATATTGTTTTTCATCGTTTACTTTTTTTACTGTATATAAGATCAGTGTTTGTAAAACTTTATAAACATGTGAACTATGATTGGCATTCATGAAATCAAGCTTCTTTTTAAGAATTTGATTTTCAATATTTTCCCTTGTTTTTTCCTGTTGACTTGAAAAAGATTTCCACGTCATTCCACCAATTATATCAAGTATTGTCCAACAACCTCCTTGAATATCATCCATAAATGTCTTGGGGTACTGGTTTTCATCAATTTCTTCTTTATGCATCATTATTGATTTGTGTGCAGGTGTTCCTTCAGGAAATTGTACTCTTTTATCCCTTATATTACCATCAGATGAATACAAATGTTTTGATAATCCGAAATCGATGAGTTTTATATCATTTTGTTTATTATCTGTAAATACAATATTCCCAGGTTTTATATCTCTATGCACTATACCACATTTGTGAATACTTTCTAACAATTGCATTATTTGTTTTGAGAGTTTCTTAATTTCTTTATGTTGTGATATTTCTAAATTAAAACCTGTTAAGTCATTGCCATATAATGGAGTTATCAATATATACATATTACCATCCTTATTTCCGTATGAAATCACCTCCTGTGAATATGAATGACATTTTCCAGATTTTAAAACAGTCATTGTATGAAATTCGTCTGTTACTTGATACGCAGTACCTTTATGAACAGGTTGTATTTTTATAAAAACTTTTTGATTTGGATTATTCATATTTTCACCATGATATAATAATGCATCACTTGTCATCCCAATATCTTTGACTATTCTCCATTTATGTTTCTGAAAATCTATAACATCTCCTACTTTCATTTGAAGAGAAGACATCTTTTTTTGAACGGCCGTCATTCTTGTTAAACTTTTTTTCACAGTACCTAATTTCAATTTATTCATGTTTTTCCCAAGAGATTTAACTTCTTTTGACGATTTTGCAGGACTTGGTGAAACTGTTTTTGGAGATTTAACTTCTTTTGACGATTTTGCAGGACTTGGTGAAACTTTTTTTGACGATTTTGCAGGACTTGGTGAAACTGTTTTTGACGATTTAACTTCATTTGACGATTTTGCAGGACTTGGTGAAACTTTTTTTGGAGATTTAACTTCATTTGACGATTTTGCAGGACTTGGTGAAACTTCATTTAACGATTTTGCAGGACTTGGTGATTCTTTTTTTGACAATTTTGCAGGACCTAGTAAAACTTCATTTGACGATTTTGCAGTCTTTTCCCAATCTTCAAACATATATAGAAAAGCAATAAATTTCCTTTTCATTTTTTCATTTTTTAAAATATCTTGTACTCTTTTGATAATATTTTCATCAGAATTTTTTTCCATATCGTAATTGTGCGCCTATATAATTATGATATTTTTTATTGTTATAAAGTAATACATGCTTTCAAAACACTTATTAATCATATTTTTTGTTAATATCATTCTTAATTATATCGTGTTAGCATGGGCTATCATGAAAAATAAAAACAATTGCATATGTCATAATGAAAAAAGATTATATATCCAGTTTTATTCATATTTTATTCTTATGCTTATATTCAAAATGTTCTTATTGAATGTTTTTGATATTATAAAATATAATTCAGTTTTATTTAATATATTTCTTTATTCTTTATTTATTATTCAAATTTTCGTTATTGTGTTTTCTATTATTTGCGTGAAAAATATTATCAAAACAAAAACAGGATGCGATAAAAAGAAATATACATTCAACTATAATGATATATTACTTGGAATATCTTTCATCATTTTGCTAATATTCTATATTATCATCTCTTTTATTTCATAGGAGCCTGTAAAACACCATTATGTTTATAGTCTTTTAGTACGAAATCTTCATAACACAATGATTCTATCCATTTTATTTTTTCATCTATTGAACATTCTACAGATGGACTTGTTTTGGATATTTCTAAAACTGGAGGTTCTTCGATTTGATTTTTAATTTGTTTTTTTACACTTTCTATATGTTCTTCATATATGTGTAAATCTGTCATATTTATACTTATGGCATGAGGTTGGATATGTAATAATTTTGCTATAATATGTACAAGAATCGAAACACTTGCTATATTGAATGGTAGACCAAGAAATAAATCAGTGCTACGCATACTTACAGAACAATGCAATCCGTGTTTATTCTTATAAAAAACATAGAGAATATGACAAGGTGGTAAAGCCATTTCCTTCAACTGTGTAGGATTCCATCCACTTATCACAGCTCTTCTACTATTTTCAGGCTTCATCAATTCTTCAAGAACATAACGAATTTGATCAAATCCTTTTTCATCACTACCATACTTTTTACCAAAAGTTTTCCATTGCCATCCATATATAGGTCCTAATTCCCCTTCTTTATAGTGATTCAAACCAATTGAATCTAAATATTCTCTACTTGAATTACCATTCCATATATTGACATTTTTGTTTTTCAATTCATTAGAATCAATAGAACCTCTTAAAAACCATAAAAGTTCTTCAATTACACCTCTTAAAAATACTCTTTTGCTTGTTAATAGAGGAAATCTATTTTCAATGTTATAAAATGATATTATTTTTCCAAAACTTGAAATTACTTTTCCATTACGAGTTTCTTTTTCATCTCCGTTTTCAAGTACATCTTCCAATAATTTTAAATAACCTGACTCGTCACGGTATGAATCCATAATTATTTAATATCACAAAGTTTTAAATAAATTTTTCTATAAAAATATGTTATCTATCTTATAATATGAAGATCAAGAAAAACAGAAAAAGTATGGTAGAAATAATTTCAATTAAGTTGAAAAGGTCAAGAAAATCAAAAGGTGGAAATGTATCTAATTATGTTAAAACACAGTCTAAAAGACGAAAAATACGTCACGATGGTGATGACGTAAGTGAATTAATAAAAACTATACAATCTATCAAAATTGATTACGATATTGATTCTTTGAATAACTGGATGAATAACCCAGTAAAAGGTGAAGATTATGAATTATGGTATAATGAATCATTCGATTATGTTGTAGGAAAATCGCAGAATGCAAATGATATCATAAATATTGTAAAAAAAAGGTTACCAAAACTACACATAGTTCATTATAAAAATCTTGAATTTGATCATTTACTTTATCTCAATATGAAAAAACTTGGTTTTCAAAATAATTTAGAATTTACTAAAATATATGAACAAATTTCAGATGATGATTTAAACAAATTGAATGAAACAATTCTTAAAGAACGCATAATCCGTTTTTTACAAGATTACATACAAAACATATTTACATTACTGTTTGGTGTTGTAAGAGAAAGAAAACTTATTTCAGAACAAGACCTTTATAACTTAAAAGTATATCATAAAGATATTCTAAAACTTTCTAATCTTGATTATTTTGATGTTGAAATAAAAGAAGGTGTTTATAATTTTCATATGGATCGTATGAAAAGTGAAAACTATTTTGAACTTGAAAATACAATTTTCTTGGAATGGCTCAAAAAAAAAAATATGTTTGAATTTGTGAATAATTGTTTCAAAGATATTGAAGAAATAAGTTTGATTAAACATATTGATAAGAAATCAAATAGAATTCAGAAAATAGTCGATCATCTTTCAAAGGACTTAAATGACGAACCCTTTCCTCCTTATTTGAAACAAAAACCAGAAGATCCTACTAAACCAACTAAAGAATCTATTGAAGCCGAGTTTACAAATGAAACCGGTGATGAAATCGAAAAAATATTTCAAATGAGAATGTTGAAATACAAAAATATAATGAAAGAAATAGAATCATATCCTCAAAGACTAAGAAACTTTAATGAAGCAAATAAGAAATATATGAAAGAAAAAGAAGAATTTGACAAAAAAATACAAAAAATAAAACATTTAAGTATTGACTCAAATCTGACAACAGAAGATGCCATAATCAAAAGAAAAGAAATTTTACAAAATCTTTTAGGTGATCAACAATCAGAAAACAATAAAAGAAAACTCACAGATTCACAAATTTGTCAATTAGGTGAAAATGAAGATCTTATATCACCATTTACTACAAATTTCAGTCCATTAAATGAATATCCATTATATCAATTGGAAACAATTGTAAAAATTCATGGAAGAAATGATGATGGCAATATCATAAGAACAGATTGTGGAAATGCTATAGATTTATATAATTATATAATAGATTTTTTGAATGAAGGTAGAAAACCAAAGCATCCTATTTTGGATCAAGATATATCATACGATGATATAAATGAAATTTTTAGAATGATACCACATATTGTTGAGAATTTTGAAAAGCCTGATATAAATTTATATAAAGTAATTGATCCAGAACTTAACTTACATTTTGAAATGATAGATGGTAATCCCTTTTCATATTATGAAGCTTATTTAACGAAAACATTTGGTGGTGGAGACGGATATAAAACAATTGTACATCACATATGTACATTTCCTATAGTACATTCACAACAACCAGACAGTGTTTCAACAGACAGAACAGGATCAGGGATGGCTGTACTTTTTGATCAATTATTTGACACAAAACGACTTTTACATAATTACAATCCACCATATTGTATAATATCGGAAGATGTTTCTAATACATTTGATACATCATATATTGCAATACCTGCAAAAATAATAAAAATGAAATCACGAGAAGATTGGGAGAATAATAGAACAAAAGATGAAATAATATCATTATTTAATGAAATGTATGACGATTTGACCCGTTTTTAAGTAGCAAATTTCATATTGACTTGGCCTCCAATAATTTCAAATAAATTATAACAATATGCATAAAGACTCATGTTGTAGTTAACAATATTATTGTATTCGACATTTATTTTTTCAAATTTCTTTTTCAGATCATTATCATAATTGGTTGGATCTACCCAAACATGGATATCTGTTTTGAATAAAGCTCCGTTATAATAACCTGTTAATATTTCTTTTTCAGGATATAAACTGAAAGCATATGTATAAATACCATTTTTAGGAACAACGGTATGATTTTCATAAGGTTGTATCATATTAAAATATTGTCCCGGTTTTCTTTCAAGTCTACTATTGTTATAAAAATTGATAGAAGCATCAACCATAATACCTTTTTTACTTTCAGGAATAGTTGGAGAATAATTTGAGAAATCATTGAAATTGTAAATATCGTCTCTTCTAAAAACCCAAACTAATTCTTTGGTTGGTAAATTTGTATTATATTCAACTCTTTCATTTTGTATTATTCCAGTTCGAGTTGTATATCTAACTTGTTCCGCAAGATATGTAATTTTAGGTTTATAACATATTCTTAATCTTTCTTCATTTTCTAAAAATATATATTTTGCATCAATATAAGGATTTAGATCATAATTGTCGTCAAGAAAATTGTTTATAGAAATTGCATTACTTTCTGATAAAGAATTAATTTCATTGTAATATATTGGACTTGTATAGGTAAGTATATCGTGAGAAAAGACTTGATACAATTTTTCAGACTCTTCAAGTTCAATTGTTAATTCTATTTCATATAATTGCATTCTCAATAATGGTAACGCCAATGCTGGTGTTTTAGTAAACCAAAAATTGAGCGGCACAATTATTTCTCTTTTAGGGATAGATGGTTTAGGTTGATCATTTATATCATTTGGTTTATAACTTTCGGGATAATAATAATATATGAATTGATTATTTTTAATTGTTACTCTGTCATTACTGATTTTAGGATTGTTTATTTCAGGAACATTTCCAATAAGAGTGTCGAAATTTTCATGCACAGTTGTTAATTCATTCCATATATTCATCCATTCTCCAGTAAGTTCATCTATTGTTATTGATCCATTTAAAGTTATTGTTGCTTTTTTCATTATAATAGTCCCAATATTTTCAACCCATCTGAATCTATACTGATCACTTGAATAAACATTTGGTAATGTAAAACAGAAATACATTTTACTCAAAAGATCACCATGTCTTCCAATTTTACATTTGATTGTATTTGAAGTTCTATTAAGTTTGTTACTATTAACTGAAATAAAATCAAGTATTCTTGATTCCATTGAGAAATTGGTATGTCTTTTGAAAACATATTCATAAAAGCTTATTTGGGGATTTCCAACCAAATAATTGTCAATTTGACCACTTGATGCTAATTGTAATAAACCACCTCCCATTTATATATAAATGATGGGTAATATCTTATATATATTTAACATTTAAAAAGGCTTTGGCATATTATTATCATCAGTTCTTGAGAAACTTATTTCTTTACCATCTTGATCGTCTGATGTTACTTTTACTGCTGTAACAGGGAATTTTTCATTATAAAGATCTGTAATTTGTTTTGTATCTAACCCATAATTGAAATATGTTAGATTAGCAATTTTGATTTTATTTTCATCTGCAATCTCATTATCTAAATTAACATATAATTTCCCCCGGTTATGTTTCATAGTTGTTGATCCATAAGAACCATTATAAGGAGATTCTACATATCTATCAAGTACAGTGACGCCATTTAAATATATTTTACATGAAGTCTTATTTTTATACAATATATCATTGTTTGGATTAGTTTCTTTGAGAACAATTGTCATCATAAACCATCTTTTATCATACATTGATTTATTTAAATCGTAAACACCCAATAATCCATTATTCTTCTCATACATCTTTCTGCTATTACAATTAACAGAGTTTTTGCCATATTCACGGAAAGAATCAGGACTTGTTAAAGTATTGTATTCAACAAGAAGTGCAGAACCATCTCCTGTTAATCTCAACAAAGGATTTTTGACAAGATAATATTCACCCTTTCTTTTCAAAATACAATTTGAATCATTTGTGTAAGGTACCTTAACTTTGTTTCCTCTGAGAAAAATGGTGTAATCATCAGAAACTGTTGAAAATTTGTCTTGATCTAAATAAAGCCAAAAATTATAACTATATTCCGCACCACCTTCTTGATTCACTGAAGGAGATAAATCTAAGAACGATGAAGCATTTTTATCAAATGTATCTATTTCAACCGATTTGACAGCACCACCGAAATCTAAAATTCCCTCAAATATTTGTTCTTTTCTTCTAACATTGTTTTGACTGAAAGAATTGAGTACTTCTTTATTGTATACTACATAAGCGATGAATGTTAACAGTAAAACAATAAATATTGCAAAAATAATTTCAACAATATTTACAGAATTCATTTAATCTATAATATTGGTATATTTTTATTCCAACTTATATATTGGATATTGTAATCCATAATTTGATAATCCTAATGATGCTAAAAATCCATCAAGAGGTCCTTTGTTATAATCATTGTGGATATCTTTATTATTGAGATCATAATTAAACATTGTAATTTTAGAAATTAAACCTGAAAATCCAGGACCTATTGAAGATTCAAATGATCCTCCTGTATATAAGTCACCCATTTTATCAAGATTTAAATTTGATATTTTGATTTTAGAACCAAAATCATTTGTTTCATCTGTCGAAATAACTTTTGATAAATCACCATCTACATATCCAGTAATAGTTCCATTATTGGAATTCTCATTGACTACGATACCAACATGAACCCATCTTTGTAATGGAATGTATGGAATAACTATTCCTTGTTTCATAAAATCGGATAATTGAGTACTGTTCATATTTTGAATATTGTTTATGTTTGTTGAAGTTTGACTTGAGCTGAAACGGATGTAAAGTTTATTTTCGTGTTTATCCAAAAATACAAATGGACTTGCTGACGAAACATCATTTTCATCTCCTATATGAAAAACATGTCTATATGAACCAGAATATTTATTCAAGTCGTGAATATAAATCCAAAATGTGTAAGTTCTTCTCTTTCCATTACCAGATTTATTGAATTCTTTGATAGGATATTTCCCTTGTTTATTACATATAATAGGTTGTTTTGTTGATTGTATTGTAACACTTGATTGATTGAAAAGTTTATTTGAAATAATATAATGTAATCCATATGCTACCAATATTCCAACAACGAATACGCCAAGAAGACCAATATACATATAGTTGTTCGTAAAATTTTGAAAAACCTCTTCTGATTTTTGTTTGTATTCATTGAATGACATATTTTCTTTCAAAAAATCAAAAGATTTCTCAGGTTTTTCAATTGATATACTTTTATCAAATGAATCAATTGGTAATTTTGGTGTTTCTGGTAATTCAATTTTACTCATAATCCTAACTATCTAATTAAAGGAAATAAAATTTCTGGTATTATTTATGTGATAATTGTTTATTTGATATAATGGAAAACTTTTTGTATAATTTCTTTTAATATTCTTTTTTTGTAAAGATATAAAGCTCAATATTTTAGTAAAATTTGCTATATTACAACGTTTGTCTTTTTTGTTTTCAAGATTTAGAAAATCATATATAATGCTTGTAAAATAATCTACAACTAAATTTGATGAATTTGTCTTATACATCATCATATCATATATTATAAAATTTATCAGAAAATGTTTATACAATATATTACATTTTGATATTGTTATTTTTCGATTCTTCAACTCAATAATGATATTTTCATGAAATCTCAGTGGAATTATCCATGGATCTGTTAAAATAGTCTTGGTTATTCTATTTCTTTGAAAGTCATTTCCATATAGAATATTCACATTTATTAAATCATCCATGTTATCAAAAAAATCTGTTTCACTATATTCTATTTGTTTTATACATTGTGACAAATTTTTGTTGTTTTTGACAATCTTCTTAATGTTTTTGCATTTCGGAAATTTTTGTTTCAAGGTTTTTTGAACATCATCGCTTTCAGGATCAAATAGTTCTATTATTTTACATTTATTTTTGATACTTCCTACTCTTTTTATAACCTCACATGATGATATACAAATAATAGGTATTCGTTTGATTCTCATTGTTGTTAAAAGATTTATTAAAGATGAATTGACAGTTCTATCTATTGTAATTATAGAGTCAAAATCGTCAATAATTATTATTTTCGGATTATGATTATTTGTTAAGGTTTGAAGAAGTGAACTTGAAGATGCTTTGATTATATGATCAATTAATTCATTACTATTATAACAGATATTTGAAGAAATATAAGTTACGAAAAGTGTCAAATCTTGACAAATCTTTTTTATCGAATATGTTTTACCAATACCCGAATTTCCTGTGACAAATAAAACATCATCAAAACATATTTTTGATACATAATCTTGTGTTTTACTTTGAATCCATGACACTATTTCATCATATTTTTGAATATTACCACATAATTCCATTTATATATATAATTAATTTCTTCTTTAATACATCATCATTTGTACAGATATAACAATATAGTAACAAAATACCGCAAGAACACTTAGAATTACCTCTAAATTAATTAATGATGTCGAATGAGAAATATCATCATAATCGAATGTTTTGAGATTGGAGTTTGCATCGAAAATCATAGCAGGTTTCAAAATAATTATTAATGAAACTAAAATAATATATAGTAAAATAGTATATAATATTCTACTTGTCATTTATCTAATAAATAAATATATTAATTTATTAAAGAGATAACGTATGTCATATCAGAATATGTTTATATACATATCAATGTTTTTATTTATTATATTTATCCAAAAAACATTAAATATTGAACATTTTGTTGAATATAGTCCTTTTTATTATCAAAATAAGATAAATTCTCAAAATATTTTTAATAATACGATTCTGCTTACAAATAATGATACTGAAGGAGAACAAATAGAAAAGTTATTAAACACAAACAGTGTAAACAAAGTAATCAAATATATCGACGGTATGAAATGGAAGAAATGGAATAAAAATGTAACTCAAAATGTCAAAAATGCTAACGATACAGCTATGAAAACATTACAAACAAAATTGAAAGGAAAATATAAAATTGAAATCAATAAAATTAATAGATATAGAGAAAATCAACACAGTGATAAAATTGTTATAATTGAAACAGATATATTAGTAGACTTTTTTCATTTTAATGTATTATATTATAGTAATTTTGCAAAAAATGAAATTGTAATAATATTATGTAAATTAATTGGAAGAATTAAAGAAACAGAGTTGTATGAAAATGAGTTAGAGTATTACAATATAAATGATGAAAACAATGATTATGTATTAGTGGAAAATAAGTTAGATAAAAGACAAGAATTTGTAAAAGACGAGGACATTCAAAGTGAGAAACATGAAAATATCAAGGTGATTGATTTAATATATAATAAATTTATGGAGGATATTAATGAAGAGGAAGATGTAATAAAACATATATTTTTCAAAAGAAATCATGATTTCATACAGAAACTATTTTTAAATAATTTAAATAAAAATGATAAGACTTATCATAAATATAAGGAAATACAAATGACCGATGAATATATATATTAGTTGATATAAAGAATTATTATGATAAATCTGTAGAATGATTTTGTTTTATAGCGAGTTTTGTCAACATTGTAAAATTTTATTAGAAACAATTGAAAGACATGATAAAAATAAAATTGTCAAAAAGGTATCAGTAGATGCATTAAGATCATTGAAAAAACCAATTGATCCAAAAATTCATTCAGTACCAGCTCTACTATTGAATAATACAGGAGAATATATTTTTGGCAAGTCTGTTTTTGATTATCTATTATTACCAAATAGAGGTGTTTTATTTGCAAATAATGGATCTGTAGTTAAAAATGAACCGAAAACAGTTTTAACTGAACCATCTGCATTCACATTAGGCACAATATATTCAGAAAACTTTTCATCGCTGGAAAATGAAGAACAATTAGATGATAGAAATTATACATGGGAAAGTATTGGAAATAACTCAGAAAAACCACAAATTGTACAAAATACAGACAACCGTCCAATAGATACTAACAAAGAAGGAACAAAAAAAGATTTACCATCAATAGAGGAATTGATGAAACAAAGATCGAATGATTTTTGATAAAATATATATAAAGAGTTGATATTATATAAAAAATAGTGAAAGATGAGTTCTGTTTTTATTTTTAATCAATATTATATAGATTTATTAAAAAGGATAAAAACTCAATGTAAAGAAAAGAAAGAAAATGAGGAATTTAGTCGAATTTTGAAAGTTATAAAATCAGAATATTCAACACTTGATAAATCTTCATATGAGTATATAGAATTTATAAATAACCAATTTTCTGATGAGAATTGGAATAATTTTGTAGGAAATGAAAACTGGGTCGCTGAAAATGGAGATATTGAATTGTATAAATCCATTACATTAGATCAGGTATCAAAAATATTCAATGATGAGTATTTACATCTTCATTTTCTGAGTGTATTTTTCATATTTAAAACCGAGAGAGATGAACAAGATAATACCAAGATAGTTAATTTATTTCAATCATCCGAAAGTGAAAAAATAGAAGATATAGTTGATGAAAATATCAGAAATATTATTAAAAGATTATTGGATATACGTAATAAGAAAATGAAATCAGATACTGGTTTTGATATGAAATTCATTGAGGATACAACATTAGGAAAACTTGCGAAGGAAATAATTGAAGATGTTGATATTGGAAAAATGCAAAAATCTATAGGTGAAAAAGGAGATGTCTTAAAGGCAATTGGTGATCCTGAAAGTGGTTTTGCTGAAATTATAACAAGTGTAAGTCAAAAAATGGCATCCAAGATTTCAAATGGTGAATTAAAACAAGAGAATATAATCCAAGATGCTATGAAATTAGCATCATCGATGCCAGGAATGATGGGTAATGGTTCTAAAAATACACCTGATATGTCTAACATAATGCAAATGATGTCGACAATGATGGGAAATGGAAATGATATGCAAAATCTCTTTAAACAAATGTCAGGATCTAAGAAAAAAGGTCAACGAAATGTTGTGAATGAAGGTGCATTAAAAAAAATGGCAGCTGCAAAAAAGATGAAAAATAAACTTCATAAGAAACAAAAGGAACAAGTTGATAATCCAGTGTGAAATTAAAAAGTTGAAATACAATAGATAAAGGGTTTATTATGTTTTGGACAGAAGATATATCTGTGTTGTTAATTCCTACATTATTACCGACAGATTACATGTCATTTGACGAAAAAATGAATACATTAACAAGACTTGTAATTTTCATATGCATCATATTATCTTTGATCACACAAGATATCAATATTATTCTATTTATGATGATTATAATGATTTTTATTATAATTATATATAAATATAGTGAAAAATATCGTGATGATATTGCTGAGAAGTTTTTGAATGAAAATGATTTAGAAGTCATTGATAATTTAGTATGTATAAAACCTTCTATAAATAATCCGATGATGAACCCGAATATAACTCATTTAAGAGATTATAGTAAAAATGAAATTTCAGGTGCTTGTCCATCATTCAATGAAAATATAGAAAAACAAATAGAAGAAATTTTCGATAAACAGAACTTTATTAACTCAAATGATTTATATAATCGTTCTTCGTTATTAAAAAGACAATTCTATACAGTACCAGGAGATTCTATTCCGAATGATCAGAATGAGTTTGGAAATTGGTTATATAATAGAGGTCCTTCCTGTAAGGAAGGTAATTCAAATCGTTGTTATACAAATATGTATAGAGATATTAGATTATAAATTATTTTTTTATTTATTTGAATAAGATAGAATAATGACATCTTTATTTAACTCTGAGATAAAGTTGAACTCTGATAAATGTTGGATGAATGCAAAAGATAATAATAATAATAAAATCGAAAAATACTCATTATATTACAATGATTCATATAAAACAGAAACTGAAATCGGTAGTTTTCCACAATTTTCTTATGACCATGTAAATCTAAATGGAAGAACTGGTTATGGTGTAACAGATGATTATTTAATTGATGTTTATTCTTCTTTAAGAAATTCCCAAGAAACTATGACACGTGATAGATGTCCTGTACAACTTTCAACAAGAATATTTGCAGGGGGTCCCAAACTCACTGGAACATGTAGAAACATTAATAAAGAATTGGATTTAATGTGTGGTAATGATACCAAACTTACTCCCAATGATAAAATGGTCGATGAAGTCATTGGATCTTTTGCTACACAAAATGGTATATGTAATAAACATATTATGGAAAAGACAACAAATGTTTTTGCACCTTTATTAGATTGTGTTAAAGAAGTTCAAAATCCGGATCATATTGTTCCTTCGTGGATTAGAGGAGGAGAAGATACAAGATCGTATGTAAATAAACAGAAATATAATAGATGTAACAGAAAATAAAATCTATTTATATTTATTAGATAATGAGTTTTAATAGAGGCAAGTATGACAATTGCTCTTATAAACAAAATTTACAAAATAATGTTAGTACATTGAGTTATGTTCTTTCCCCTATGAATTTTGAAAGAGAGGATAAATGCAGACATCAATTGGGATTTATCGGAGGTACTTCTGTTTCACATATCAAGGGTAATATCATAGATTTAGAAAGTGAATTAAGAGGACAAACGAGATATATTTCAAAATGTCCTGATAATTTATATGTTCCAACCGATGATGGTATTATTAAAAATGATAAAACCGATCCAATTGATACTACCGCATTACATTTACCAGCTTGTCAATCTATAATGTACAGAAGTATTCCAAAACCTCCTCAAATGGAATATAATAAGTGTTAATATAAAAAATATATATCAATAATAGAACATGAATCAACCAAATGATACAAGAATTAATTATGATAGTTGCAGTTACACTGAAAAATTAAAAAGAACAATTGGACCTGGTTTATATTCATTGAACACACCATATAATGATTGTTCCGACTGTGATGGTTTTCCTGATGATCCATCTCTTAGATATCAAAATTATGGTCCTAATACATGTATGATGAAAACTGCTGTCGATGATTCAAGTGAATTACTTGGTATTAATTACAAATTAAGTAAATGTAATGCCGAAGAATACTTTCCTGGCAAATATCAAAAAACAAGTGGATGTACTGTCGATAACTATAAAACAAGAGAATGTTCGGCACCAAGAGAAGATACAAGACTTTCTAATCCGGCTTGTTCTTTAAGAGGTACTGGTATTAATAGATGGGAATGGTTATGTTATGATCCACAATCAAAAGCAATTGAAGATTTTGACAGAGTTCCTGTAAATTACAGAATGGTTGCAAAAGATAACCATGTTCCTTTAATTGAAAAACCAATGGATCAAACCTTATGTTTTCCTCAATATAATGGTAATATTAAAATGGCCGATGAAGCTCTTAAACAATGGCAAAAAGGAAATGCACAAGATATGTTCGCACCTGGAAATCCATTAGGTGCAGTAAATTACGGTAACTTATGTAAATAAGTATAAAGAGTATTGTTTTTATTAAATATATATGAATGTATCGAAAAAACACATATATATTAATGATATTGAAATCCGGGATTTTTTAAATAATCACGATCTTCGTTTCTTCAAACATCAAAAGTATTTATTGAATAAAATGTTGGACATAGATTCTGGATTTTATGTAAAACTATTTTCATGGGATTCCACTATTTTATTGAATTCATATGAAATAACCAATAAAATAAAACATATTAATATAGTTAAACCGTTATGTTATTTTGAATATGAAAGTGATATTATAGATTACTTAAATAATACCAAATTTAATGAATTTGAAGAATCATCTGTTATTATTTCGAAATACTATAGTCCTGTTTTGGAAAAGATATTCGAAAAAGATGTTCTTTTACAAATTATTCTTTTGTTGTATTTTGTATTCTTTAAATATAGTATTGGTTTTCAAGAAATCAATATCGATAATATTTATATTGATATATTAAAAAAAGATAAGACAATTCGATACAATTTTTTAGATAAATGTTTTCAGATTCAAACGTCTAATATTGTTTTATTTGATGACTTTTGTAATTCCTTTAAGACAAATGATATCAAATATTTGATGGGGTGTGTAGAAAACATCATGTGTAATTATAGTACTTTTCGCATTGATAACATTGACATCAATAATCCTGTTAAATTATTAGAAAACATTATTTTATTTTTAAGATAGATATTTTTATGATACTATTTTTTATATATTAATGATAAGAGGGAAAACAATGATGGAATTGGCATCCCAAGACAAACCATCGATGAAAAATATTTATGAATCATCTTTTTTAGAAAGTGTAAAACGTGATCAGATTAAAAGAGGAAACGATCTTTTTAACAAATCTAAAGATACATTAAATTCGGGTGTTTTTCCTTTACATAGTGGATCATCTGCTTTTGCAAATATTAATAACCAAACTAATAATGACATTTCTTTATTAAGTGGTAAAAGATTTGATAAAGGTAGTTTTAAACATAATAATATGCAACCGTTTTTGAAAGGTAATGTTACACAGAATACCGATGTTGAAAGATTTTCTAATAATTTAGATATGAAAACTGGTAACAATATATTTTATCAACAAAAAAAGGAGGTTGAAAATACATTCAAAAACACCAATATTGATAATATAAATGGTTCCAAATCTCAAAGTGATTTCCTCAAAAATCGTATCAGTTCTTCACAAATTATGAATAATGTTTTACCATTTGAACAACAATATATTGGTCCTGGTATCAATAAAGGTTTTACAACTGATGGAAGTGGTGGATTTCAACAAAATGATACTAGAGATTATGTCATACCTAAAACTGTTGATGAATTAAGATATCAGTCTAATCAGAGAAGTTCAGAATTTCAAGTCCCGATCCCTGGTCCTGCTAAAAAAACTGAACAAAGAGCTGTTATTACTCCTTTGAAAAAAAATAAACCCGAAACTACTTATAAACAAGGAATTGCGAATTGGTTTTTCTCGAAAGCAAATATAACCAAAGATACTGCCCGACCTGAAATTGATATTAAAGATACTCATCGACAGACATCACATGTTGAATATAATGGTACTGCTACACTTGTTAATGTTCCAGGAATGTCTACGAAAGATGATTATGGTATGAGTAAAATTATTGTTTATGATAATGAAAGAACTTGTACTGAACAAACCCCTATTACAAATTTATCAACTACTGTAAAAGCAATAGTAAATCCAGTTTTAGATGCAATACGTTTATCTCTTAAAGAGTATTTAATAGAAGCACCAAGAGCAGTTGGAAATACAAGTATTCAAATACCAAATAAGTTAGCTGTACACGACACGAATGATACTATGAAAACAACTGTTAAAGAAACTACAATACATGATAGTGAGAATTTAAATTTAACCGGGCCAGACGAGTCTTATTCTGCTTTACATGATACAGCAAAGACAACAGTTAAAGAGACAATTATTCACGATAGTGATAATTTAAATTTAAGTGGTAATGATAAGAACTATTCTGCATTACAGGATGATTTGAAAAAAACTGTAAGAGAAACTGTTTCACCTTATGATACTGTTAGAAATATTGGAAAAGGACAATATAGAGTATATATGCATAATGCGGAAATTGCTAAGAAAACAATGAAAGAAACTACCATTAAAGGCAAGACTGAATTGGGTTATATTGGAGGTATTATTAATGGTATATTAGGAGGATATGCTACAAAAGAAGTTGATATCAGAAATAGTCATAAACAATTTACAGTAGATAATGAAAATATAGGTATCGCCAAATCTTTGAATGATCATCGTCAAGTTAGTCGTGAAAATGTTGAAAATGCTGAAATAGATGGATCTCGTGAAAGATTATTAATGGATGCAGGCGGAACACCAAATCCTGGAAGAGTTAATGTACCAATTGATAAAAAAGATATAGATATGAAAACAAATCGTTTAGTGACAGATAGTTATGCTCCAAGAGATAGTGGAAATATTGGTAAAATATATCAAACAAGACCTGATATACAAGAATGTAATATAACCAGGGATATAAAAGATATGAATGCATTTGAAAATAGACTGGATGGTTCTATTTTGGAGTCATTAAATAATAATGATTTCAATATAAAAATAAATCCATTGCAAACTATAGATAATCAATGATAACAAATATCATTAAAAATGGAAGTAATTATTTAAAACTATATTTGGAAGAAGACATAATAATAATATCAAATGATCATATATTATATACAAATGGTGATTTAAAAAAAGAACATTTGAAACCGAAATGTTTTACTAAATATCATGGTATTGGTACAATTGTAATAGGACATCATCGTATGTATAATAATATTTTACATTTAAAACTAAAACCTCATTCGAGTTATAATATATTACCTGAAAACTTTATAGCATGTTCTGAACATTTGAAAATTGTTTTTGTTCCTGGTGAAAATAAAATGACTTTACAAAATATTTCAGAAGATATACAATATTTATGGTTATTTGCATTTGGAAATTATGAAAAAATAAGTATGAATGATGATGAAGAAATGCAATTAAAGAAAGGACTCTTATTAATCCATGATTCTGAATTAGTGATTTCAGAAAACACTGAATTCAATATAATAAAAGGTCCTTGTAAATTCTATATTCAAACAATGATAAATGTTCAAAATATTAAACCAGATGAGAATATTATAACAAATTTATTGGAAAAAGTTAAAAATAAAGGTAAAATAAGAAATACCTTGCGTAATATATAAAGTTTTGTTGAAAAATATATATAGAATGCAAAGTTTATCAGATACGCATAAGGAATATATTGAAATGATTCAAGATTTCATTTCAGTACCCTTATCACAAAGAATATATGATATTTATGTTGAAAATAATAAGAAGGGGAAAAATGTTTTACAAGAATTTCAAAAAGAATTAGAAAATATTCCAAATTGGAATAATCATATAATTGAGATTGAAACACATAATATTATTGAAAAATCTGAATGTAATTATCTTTATAAACTCATTAAATTAGCTATAAATTTAAGTATTAAGATAAAATTTAATCAACATGGACATAGTTTGAAAAAACTGAAAATAAAAATGCCTTCTATTGAAGATTTTATTCACAAATGTTTTATTAATTCAGCTTCATTTTGTTGGAAACATGCCTATCTTTTTACGACAAATAAGCTGACCTCTGTACAAATTCAAAATAATATGAATACAATTGAAAACAATATCAGGAAAATGATTTCTAAATCATTGAGACATTGTATCAATGGAAAAGACTTAATAGAAGAGTTGGAGAGTTTATCGGATAAGTCTTATAGAAAGAGAAGTAACATCAAAATGCAAGGAAAAACTAAAGAATATTATGAAGATTATGAAAATTCAAATATTGAAAAAATTTCAGAAGAGATCAAAGATTTAGATGATACAAATCAAGTTTCTAAGGAAGATATAGATTCCGACGATGATATTGAACATGTATCTAAAGACGATGTAGAGTTTGATTATGATGTAGAACAAGTTTCTAAAGAAGATGATATAGATGATAATAGTAAAAATGAAGAATTTGTTGATGATATCAATGAAGAAGATAATGAAGAATTCGTCGATGATAATGATGGAGAAGATGTAAAGGATGATGATAATAGAGAAGATAATAATGAAGAAGATGATAATGGAGATGATGATAATGAAGAAGATGATAATGGAGAAGATGATAATGGAAAAGATGTAAATGATAATGAAGATGTAAATGATGACAAGGATGATAATGAAGAAGATGATAATGGAGAAGATAAAAAAAGAGATACAGAATCCGATGAAGAATCAGATGATATAGCAAATGAATATGAAACAGAGAATACTGATATGTCAAATAGATTTCAATCAGATGACGATATTTCTTCACAAGAAAATGAAGACGTAAAAATTGTTAAAATTGATGATGTAAGTAAAAATCAATATTTCAAAAAAAGGACAAATTTATTCTTCTAAATTATGTTTATCTATAGTAAATAAGTAAATGAAGAAAAAAGTTGAAACTGTAAATACATGGTATATAGTTCTTGCGATTTTGTTATGTATATTAATAATTTTAATAAGCTTCTTATTATATTATGTTATGAAACTACCAAAGGACAAAATACAAACAAAGAAAGAGGTTATATATATCAAAGATAGTATACCAGAACAACAGGAGAATATCAAAATCTACCCTCAAGACCTTCCTAAATATGATAATGAGGAATATCAACAAGTTGGTATATTAACAGCAAATGAAACTGATAAGGAACCTATAGTATTACCATTATTTGCTAAGAAATTGAGAAATAATAGAGATAGATGGCAGTATTACACTGCTACCGATAAAAATAACATGATGAGATTACCTCTACATCATCAGAATATGGATTGTGATGATTCAATAGGATGTAAAGAGATATATGACGGGGATATAATAAATGTTGAAATATATAAGAATAGAGTTTTCACAGCAACTATTTATAAGAATAAAGCTCCTCAATATTTTGCAGATAGATATTAATAACGAGATGATGTTTTTTTAACTTTAATAGTACCTGTATTCTTTTTTTTAGTGAACACACCTGTATCAAATGGTTCGTTATCTTCTTCTTGTTCTACTCCCATTTCTCTTCTTTGATCTTCTAAATTTTGTAATTCCCATAAGTCATTACTACACATTTTAAAATTGGAATCAGATGCTTTATACCAGAAAACCTGGTCTTCTATTTTATTACTTTGTATTTTATTATCAATAACAAGACACTCAAAGTTATCAGTTGTTTGTGTCATAACTTGATCAAATACTTCAAATGTTGGAAACATTCCTGCATAATTTTCATAAATCTTTTGTCGTTCTCTTATTATATTATTTCTAAAAATGAAGACATAATCAACATTGTTTCTTAAAACAGGAGGTAATCCAAGTGAATGTTGCATGGTTATAAGAAAGAATATCTTGTAATGTCTTCCATTCATAAAAATAGATCTGATATTAGTATCATTAATCCATCTTTTATCATATAAACAATCGTCTAAAATCAGAAATGCTCGAGCATCTAATTGTGATTGTCCAGTTTTTTTTAATTCTTTCTTCCTTTCGGTTGAAAGATTTATTTGTCTATCTAAGAATTTTTTAATTACTTGTTCTTCGCATTCATCATATATCAGCATTTTAGGTATAAACTTTTCAAAATATCCATTTGCTCTTTCTGTCGGACTTATCACAATACCAACTGGGATAGATCTATGATAATTTAAAATATCTTTCATACAATATGATTTACCAGTGTTTCGTTTACCTATAAAAACTACAACAGAATCTGAAGTAATACGTGATGGATCAAATTTTTTGAGTTCCAACTTCATATATATACTAGAAAGATATGTGACTATTTTATATCAATTTATTTTTATTATTGATTTAAGACACAGGATTAAATCCTGTATACACATTTTCTTTTATTTGTTTCAACATCATATTATCTATATTTTCTTTAATTTGATTGTTATCAATAACTTCATTATCAAATACATAATAAAATATAATTGTAAGTAATATATATAGAATTAGAAATAATCCTATATTTGATACTGAATATAAATCGTAATCTTTAACGTTTTTATTATATTCATTCATTTGTAATATTGTAAAAAGTATAATTGAACAAACCAGTGACCATATAAAATACATTTCCTAAAAACAAGTATTATTTATTTTGTTAAGATTTATACTCATGTGTCTTTTTGAAAGAAATATCGATTCTAATTAATTCAAAGTATGTATCTGACAACTACATTATTTTACCAAAACCATTTAAAGCCAACTATATTGATAATATATTATGCAGTTGAAACTTGGATCAGAAAAATCTGGTTTTATCTATGGGGGAGAAATAGTGAAAAAACTTTTGAAACATTTGAATCCAAATTTAGAATTGGTCCTTCAACATTGTAATGGTTCGGATATAATCATATCTTCGACAGATCATTCTAACCATTCCTCGGATACAGTCAATTATTCAAAAAAAAATTATATTTATTACTCTGGAGAACCATATATCCAACATTTTAATAAACATCATGATAAATATATAATCATTGGAACAATTTTAGATACAAGATCAAATTACATATATATTCCTTATTTTTTACAATCAAGCCATCTGTATTTGAAACGAAAATATACAAATAACAATAGACCATTTTTTTTAGCATATTGTAATTCAAATCGTATTGGTGAAAGAGAAAGGTTATTTAGAATGTTTGTTGAAAAGTCTTCGGGTGACATTTGTCATTCTTTTGGAAAATGTAACGGGGGAAAACCAGAAACGCAAAAAGAAAAAATTGGAGGAGGGTGGGCTGGGGATGAACTGATTGACAAGTATAAAGACTATTCTTTTGTGATTGCTATGGAAAATTGTAAAAAAAATGGTTATGTTACTGAAAAAATCATAAATGCATTTTATAGCGGTGCTATACCAATTTATTGGGGTTCAAATAACGTTAATGACTTTTTCAATAAAAAGGCTTTCATCAATGTCGATGATTTTGAATCATTTGAGAAATGTGTAGAGTATGTTTTGAATATGACTGAAAAGCAAAAACAAGCAATGATGAATGAACCAATTTATAACACCGAAAACGATATTGTAAATCTCTTTAATCACGAATATAATATAGGTGGTAATTCGAAATTAGATGAGTATGTTGAAATACTGAAGTCCATATTGCATCCAAGTACATATCAATAACAATGGATTTTAAATAGTATGAATATATGCTTTTTAAATAGTTTAGTGTATTTTGAGTACATGTTTACTACTTTTTCTAAAAAATAAAATAAGTTTATAAAATTTTAAAATATGTGAAGGAATGTACTCTTTTTAGGGGCTTACAACTCTTTGAAATATACTTGCATTAAATTTGTAACGATAAGAGAACAGCTCATTTGTTCTATTTCATTTTTTTGAACATTGTATCTTATCAACATCTTTAATAATTTGAATATTTTGAAAGTGTTGTTTATGTGTTCTTGTGAGCTATTGTCTTTTATATTTCTGACCTGATCTAAACCATGGTCTGACAAAGACAAAACACTTGAATTATATTTGATATAATCGTAAAGCTTTTGAAATAGGTCGTGGGAGATTGCACTGTTTGTTAGAGTATGAATCAAATTTATCTTATAAAACTTTGTGTAATTGTAAAGAAATGAATCATTTGATATATGATATGAATGAATAGTCCTTTTGTTTCTGTGAAACTCTTTCGATACATTTTGAAGGAGGACGATGCTTTTGATTCCCACCTTCGAAAAAATGTCAGACAAGACAATGTCAATCGGAAGATATGACAGCCTAACGTGACGAATACGATCAGAGTTTTATCGTATTGATATAATTAATTGAATTATATACTTGAATCATTTTTTTCAATTTTTGATGAAAAACCTACAAATATTTTATCACAGTCTAGGAGGGACTTAAGGGCTCTGAGAAGGGTCCTTCTTTCGTGCATAAAGATAATAAAAAAAGTACATGTTAGTGGATTTTATAAAAATAAATAAAATTTTTTGAAAATTGTAGAAATATGTCTGACATACATCACGTTTGCAACCTTTTTTTACAGGCGATGGCGATTTATAAAGATTTTTCAACTGATTGAGTTTCTGTACAGAAAAAATTATATTGTTGATTAATAGAATGAAATCTTCACCAAAGTCGTCGTCGCCAAAGTCGTCTTCATCCAAGTCGTCGTCACCAAAGTCGGCATCCTCTAAATCGGTATCGCCCAAGTCGTCTTCGACCAAGTTACCATCCTCTAAATCGTCTTCATATTCAAGAAGAAATATTTTTGAAAGGTTCGGAGATTCGTCTGTTGTCATAGTAAATAAGTTGATAAAAGATAACATCACTGAAACACTTTTGGATAATGATGGTGGAAAATTTAAATTGAACAAGAAGGAACTTGACTATGTATTACAACAACTCATTAATCTGAATGCAACATCTACAAAAGATTATGATATGGTAATAAAAAAAGTAACATATTTTTTAGGAGGAGATTACAATGATGCACAATTTGAAAGGATACTTTATATTTTGAAATTTTGTATGAAACATAGAAAAATTAATTTTGACATTGACATATTTATAGAAGTCATGAACGAAAGATTGTTCAAATTTCTCACGAAGACCATTGTTGATAAAGAATTAACTGAACAAAAAGATTATGATAAAATAATATTATCTGATATTTGTGGTTTTATCAAAATTGACTATTATGATTATAGAGATAATGAAAACGATAATTGGTTAATTAAAATTTTGGAGTTTTGTGGAAAATATAGAGGTTTTAATCTCAAACATTTTCAGAAATTGTCTTCAAGTATTCTTGCTTATTATAGAAAATATGATAATGAATATGATAATGATGGTAGTATCAAAAATGACAATATAGCAGCATTTGTTAGAAAAATATTGAAAAAAGAGTATATTGATGTCAATGAAACTCAAACAAATATAAAAGAAATCCATAAAATATTACTCAATATTTATAATGAAATATTTGATAAGATTCTATTTTTGATATATGAGAAAAGTATGACAATTGAATTACATTATCATGAAAGAAAAGAATTGAAGTTATTAATGAGGCACATAATACAAAATATTAATAAAATTATTATCAATTTTAATTCCAATGATTTTCAAGATAAAGATATTAAAAAATCTCTGCTTCTAGACATCAATTCGGTAGATGCTGATTACAATTGGAGATCAAGTGGTAAATATGACGGTATATCTCCGCCTAGGAATTATATTCAAAAAATTATTTTAGGAGACGATGACACTTTGAGAATATTGCAAAAACACAATGCATACGATAATGTAAAATATCTTGTTACTGATTTTCAAATTGTCAATTGAATAAGTTTTTGCACATTTGTGATTTATAAGTTATTCAAAAACTCAATACAAACATCTTAGGGGGTTTGATTGGAACGAATACGATTTAGTGTTCATAAAAGGTAATAGAATTCCTACCATTCTTTAATTTGACGATCTTTTTTCGATTATTGAGTACATGTTTGTTACTTTTTCTAAAAAATATTATAAGTTTATAAAATTCTAAAATATGTTAAGAAATGTACTCATTTTAAGGGCTTAAGGAAATATAATTATATGAAAATATTATGAACGAACTTAAACAACAACAAATATATTATTTTTGGACTTTATATGAAATAGAAGGTATACATAAAGCAATGAATTGGTTAGATACACAAAAATATTATGAAGATGAAGATTCATGCCGTGATGATATAACTAAAATTTGCAAAAAGCTTGATAATCTTTCTGTATGAAAAATAAAAATGATTTCATTATTGTTATCATATAATTAAAATGTCAACTTCTCAAATGTCAATAATGAACAAACATATACACTTGATTATTTACAGTTAATCTTGGAAAATGCATACAATACTGTTTTATCAAATAACAATCATATTTTTATTATTGATGTTGAAACAACTGGTTTACCAATTCGATCTTCTTATAATAGTATCCCAGACCCTTCTTCATTTCAATTATATAAAAACGCTCGTGTGATTGAAATTGCCTATAAAATATATGAATGAAGGACAAAATATTGATACAGTACTAAATAATTTAACAGAAGATTTGAGAAATGTTACAAAAATTGTTTCCCACAATATTGATTTTGATATCAATGTCATCCTTGCTGAATGCTTCAAGATGGAAAACACAAATATTATCAAAAAAATAAATAGTATTGAAAAATATTGTACGATGAAAAACGGACAATCTATTATGAAAGTCAAAAAGTTTCCAAAACTGGTGGAACTATATAAATATATTTTTCAAAAAGATATTTATAAAGAACATCGAGCTCTATCGGATGTTGAAATTTGTGCAGATTGTTACTTTAATTTATCCTAAATATTTAAAAAAATGACGGTAAGACTAAATAAATAATGAATCAAAATGAATTATTACAGATATATCATAATACTATCGATTGTATGTTCAATATTTAATTATAACCATACATTGATCTATTATGACAAATATGTTCCCGATAACTTTTCTCGATCCAAAATACTTAATAAAAAATATTCATGTATCAGATATTATCATAACAATGAATTTTATAAATATACTGAAAAAACATGTGAAAAATACAAATACGATTATTTACTATTTCAATTGCAAAAGTCTATTCATATCAATGATTATGTTTTATATAATATATTTTGCATAATTATGTTGTTACCTGTCTTATTTATCCGAGAATAAAATACATTTCAATCTTGATATATATATGTCAATGTTATCATTATCGATATATTTATCATAATGCAAAAACCATTTAAAAAATGATTGGAAATTAGTCATTTTTTTACTCTGAGAAATATATAATATGTTATCTTCATTGATAACGATTTTATCAATATCATAATCGTTATCTTTTAAAAATGTGTTATATATACAGCCAATATTTATTTGTGATTGTAGAATAAATTCCTTATTTCCAATAATTGGTGAATTATATAAAAAACAAGATGTAATAAAGAGATATTTATATCTTTCTGAAAGATCATATGCTATAAGTGATGCTAATGATCCACTTATTGAATGACCTGATATATAAAGATGTGCAACATTATTATTTTCAGATAATTTTGATATATGTTTGATGATACCATTTTTTATTTTTTCGTATTCTAAAAATATACCCTTGTGCACCTTTATTTTGCCATGAATTGATATTAGTTTATTATTGACATTCATGTCTAATTCACAGTAAGGACATATAAATATCAAATTATCGTTTTTCAATAGAAAACAGCTTGTTGTATTTTCTGATATGTAATGTATTTTATTATTAACAACAATTTGATGCAAATAACCAAGATTTGTATCTTTATCAATTTCATTCATGAAATCATGTGGAGTTTTATTTGCTAATTTGGACAATAACGCACATTTATAAAGATCATTAATAAAGATTTTATTCATAAATTTTATACAATATAGGTAAAAATTCTATATTTTATAGATAAAAAAAGATTTGATATTTAGTTACTGTAAGCAAGACCACCCATACCAGACATGATACGAAGGACGTTGTAATTTACAGCATATATAGATAAATTTCCAGAAACTTTGGAAGATACTGATAATACAGCAGTATCTATACGAGACATATTAAGGGTTCCAGAGGGTTGGTGTTCTTCGGGTTTAAGAGCGAATGAATATACATTGATACCAGAGTTCCATTTGGAAGGAGTATTTTCGTGATGTTGATAAGGTTGTACACTTGAGAAATAAGATCCATCACGTTCGGCCATACGATCATTTCCATTTAATTGTATTTTAGCCTTCATAACATGATTCATATACTGATCATCGGCATATTTATTCCATTTATCAATTGCGGTATCATCATCAGAACGAACAGTCCAGATAAGTTCTTTACAAGGATGATTGAAAGTCATTCTGGAACTCTTCATGTTATTAGAGTCAGTGCTTTCAGTTATGGTATCAGAGCCAGTAAATTGAAGTTGTTCAATAAGGTATTCGTGTGAAAGTTGAGCAAATCTTCTGCGTTCATCAGTGTCGAGGAATATGTAATCAACCCATAATGATACGTCAGATAATTCCGCAGCACCAGTAGAAATCTCAGATTTAGAAGCATAGGAAATATTGATTTTGACTTCATGATATTGAAGAGCAATAAGAGGAAGTGCTAAGCCAACGTTGCGACAGAACCAGAATTCAAGAGGAACATAAACTTCGTATTTTTTGCCAGTAGATAAAGTGGTGGAAGATAATTCTCCTTCGATTCTGGAAGCACCGCCAACCATTTTTTCGTAACCATCTTTCTTACCTACAGGCATCGAAAGTTCATTCCAAATGTAAAGCCATTCAGAATAATGTTTGTCTATCTTTTGACCACCGATTTCTAATTCAATAGTTTTAAGTAATTTTTGACCGAAATATGGAACAAGTTCAATAGCATTTTCAGAAGAATTTCCAACTTTAGCATTAAAGTAAATACGATTAATTAAATCACCGTTACGAGTGATAAGGACACTTACAGATGAACCGAAGTTATTATTTCCATTAAATGATTGTTCAATGGATTCCATGGCAAAATTAGTGTGTCTACGGTAAACAACTTTGAAAAAGGTAATTTGGGGATTACCAGTTAAATAAACATCTTGAGCGCCATAAGCGACTAATTGAAGAAGACCACCACCCATTTTATTGTTATATTCTTTATACTATAATAGAAGAAAAAAAAAGAGATATATTATTTTTATTATTAGTTGCTATAAGCAATACCACCCATGCCAGACATGATACGGAGAACATTGTAGTTGACGGTATAGACATTAAGATTTTTGTTATTAGCAGAAGAGTAATCTGATGAAACATTGAGATTAGCAGTATCTATGCGAGACATATTAAGGGTTCCCGAGGGTTGGTGTTCTTCAGGTTTAAGAGCAAATGAATACACATTGATACCAGCATTTGATGGAACATTTTCGTGATGTTGGAAAGGTTGAACAAGATTGAAATATAAACCATCACGTTGGGCAAAACGATCATTTCCATTAAGGACAAGTTTAGCGAAGTTGATGGGATTTTTGCTTGTGATACAATCAGCAGCAAGTTTTTCTAAAATCGCACTATCAGTTTTGTCGGTAACGACAATTTTTTTAGTTGCATCCGAAGCATCAGTTGTGTAATTCATCCAATTGTTATTGTCAGCATCGCCATCGGTTACAACCCATACAAGTTCTTTGCAAGGATGATTGAAATTAAGTTTAGCTTTCATTTCTTTTGAAGGTATCGATTCTTGACCAGTGAATTGAAGTTGTTCAATTAAATACTCATGGGAAAGTTGGGCAAAACGTCTGCGTTCATCAGTATCAAGGAAGACATAATCTACCCAAAGAGAAGCATTGAATCCACTAGTTAATGCAACAGCAGTATCACCTTTGCATTTATCACTTGTTTCGAAATTGATATTTATTTTAACTTCGTGATATTGAAGAGATATGAGAGGGAGAGCTAAACCAACATTGCGGCAGAACCAGAATTCAAGAGGAATATATAATTGAGATTCCATATCGGTTCCAGGTACACCACCAGTAGCACCTATCATATTGTAATAACCAGATCTCTTGGAAAGAGGGAGAGAAAGTTCATTCCAGATATACATCCAGTGAGAATAATGTTTATCAATCTTTTGACCACCAATTTCTATTTCAACATAGTTAATGAGGCGGAGACCATAGAATTTACATAAAGTATCTCCTGTTGCTCCCGACAAATCTACAGTGAGATAGACACGATTGATTAAATCACCATTTCTTGAAATAGTACTGGTTACTCTTTGACCATATCCGGGAGTTCCACTGAAAGTTTGTTCAATAGATTCTATCGCAAAATTGGTATGTCTACGATAAACAGCTTTGAAGAAGGTAATTTGAGGATTACCAGTTAAATAAACATCTTGAGCGCCATAGGCAACTAATTGAAGAAGACCACCGCCCATATTATTGCTATATTCTTTATACTATAATATAAGAAAAAAAAAGAGAGATATTAGATTTTTAGTTACTGTATGCAAGACCACCCATTCCAGACATGATACGGAGGACATTGTAATTTACAGCATATATATTAATAGTTCCGTTTTGTTGACCAGTTAAATAACCAGATTGAGTTTCCATGGATAACACGGCAGTATCGATACGAGACATATTAAGAGTTCCTGAGGGTTGGTGTTCTTCGGGTTTAAGAGCAAATGAATACACATTGATACCTCTGTTAGAAGGTATATTGGTGTGATGTTGATAAGGTTGAACATAATTGAAATATGAACCTTTGCGAACAGCGAAACGATCATTGCCATTAAGTTGTAATAGACAATTGGTTAAAGGATTTTTACCATCGATATCATTATAAGTATTTAGTTTTGTATCTGCTGTATTATCTTCAGTTATGACAATATTATCAGTAGTGGTATAATTGTACCAGCAATTGTAACCACTGTTTTTAGATACCCATATAAGCTCCTTGCAAGGGTGATTGAAGTTAAGTTTGTATCTATTGTTTCCACTTGATGAAATATTTTCTTGACCAGTGAATTGTAATTGTTCGATTAAATACTCGTGGGAAAGTTGAGCAAAACGTCTGCGTTCATCAGTATCAAGGAATATGTAATCAATCCATAATGATGCATCTAAATTTGCACTAATGCTAGTAGCATTGGAATAATGAACACAATTAGCCATAGTATCGAATAATATTTTGAATTTAACTTCATGATATTGAAGAGCTATAAGGGGAAGAGCTAAACCAACATTGCGACAGAACCAGAATTCAAGAGGGATGTATAACATAGTTGTATCAACGGCGCTAAGATCATCACCATTAGCACCAACCATATTTTCATATCCTTGTTTCTTACCCATAGGAAGGGAAAGTTCGTTCCAGATATACATCCAATCAGAATAATGTTTATCTATTTGTTGTCCACCAATTTCAACAACAACCTCTTTTAGTAAACGAAGACCATAGTAATTAACATATCGAGGGTCTGCACCATCTGTTACTGCAGTTCCTTTATATTCGGGTATTTTAGGGACATTAACTTGGAGATAAGCTCTATTGATTAAATCACCATTACGGGAAACTGTAACTGATATTTGAGATCCATAATTAGAAATTCCATTGAAAGTTTGTTGGATAGATTCTATCGCAAAATTGGTATGTCTACGGTAAACAACTTTGAAAAAGGTAATTTGAGGATTACCAGTTAAATAAACATCTTGAGCGCCATAAGCGACTAATTGAAGAAGACCACCACCCATTTTATTGTTATATTCTTTATACTATAATAGAAGAAAAAAAAAGAGAAATATTGTTTTCATATTACTTAAGAATGTATTTGTAAATATTATTTATAAATTAATGTTTAAAGAAAAGACTTCAAAGAAACGAATACATGTTTCGGAAAATGATAAAAAACTTTTTACATTAGATGTTATGCATAGTAAAATGATTGAAAAATTTCAACAACACAACGATGAATTACATGCACAACAAATATATTTAAATGAAATGAAAAATAATCAAAAAGAAATAGAATGTTATATTTTGAATACCGATTGTGAAGATGAAAATTATACTGAAATATGGGGATCTAATATTTATTTAAAGGAGAAAATACAAAATACTGAAAAACATATCAAAAAAATAAAAGATTCTAATAATGAATTGGAATATTATACTGATACAAGTGATATTTTATTTAATTACTATGACTTGATTGAAAAACAATCTAAAAAAAAGCAAATTAAACAAATTATTAAACCAACTAATAAAACTATATTAGATGCCCTTAACAATATTAATACAACTGATAAAGAAATTACTGAAAATTGTAATTTAGAAACTGATGTTAAAATAAAAGATAAAAGTGATTTAGTTGATGAATATTTAAATATTACAAATAAAAATTATATCAAAAAAACTGATCATAACGAGTTAGAAAATTGTAAAATATGCAAGGAACCAATGACTTGTTTTCAACACGAAGCTATTATTATTTGTGAAAAATGTGGTTTCCAAGAATTACTTCTTGTTGAACAAAATAGACCTATTTTAAAACAGAATATAAAAGATACATCTCATTTTAGTTACAAAAGAATAAATCATTTTCGTGAATGGTGCAACCAAGTACAGGGAAAAGAAAGTACAGATATTCCTAACGAAATATTTGAGAAAATTTTGAATGAGATTAAAAAAGAAAAAATAACCAATACGAAAAAAATTACTTATTCCAAAATGAGAGAAATATTGAAAAGACTTCGTATTAATAAATATTATGAACATATCAATTACATTATTAATCGTATTAATGGTATTCCTACACCGCATTTTTCTGCCGAATTGGAAGAAAAATTATTTATTATGTTCCGAGATATACAAGGTCCTTTTTTGAAACATTGTCCCAAAGATCGAAAAAATTTCTTATCATATAGTTATGTTTTGTATAAGTTTTTTCAAATATTAGGTCTGAATGAATATCTTAGCTATTTTCCATTATTGAAAAGTAGAGAAAAATTATATGTTCAAGATCAAATATGGAAAAAGATTTGTGAAGACTTAAATTATGAATTTCATCCTTCTCCATTGTTATAATTTAAATTCACGGGAAACCCATTAATTTAAATCCTACACCTAAACCAGTTCCCTGTCTGGCACCACTTGATATGGCAGGGGCAAGAATGTCTAAAATCGAAAATACAGCAGCGGCTGTTAATGCAATTATCATTATTTCTTGCGCAGATGGTTGAGGGTTGGTTATGAAATATGTTACTAAACCAACTGATAAACCTTCAAGTAAGTATTTTATTAATCTTACAATCGCTTCGTTTATATCTAATGAATACTCCATGATATCTAATATATTTCTTATATTATTATGAGAGATTTTTTTTATCAAAAACTATATAAGATTTTGAACATTTATTTTTATAAATAAGGAAATGCAAACTGTTTCTGTTAAAGAACATGATTATTTAGAAGAAGATAAACAAATTAGAGGACAAAATTATTGTCTACTCTCTTTTATTAGTCCCGAAGATGTTATTGTTAACAAAGAATCATATTTCTTTTCAAAATTTCTTGATAAATTTGGCAAAGATATGAACACATTATTCGATGGTCTTAAATCCAAATTTCCAGACTCGCATGATATGATAGAAACTATTAAAAATAATCACAACTATATACTCGATCCTGAGGAAATGAATAGTCAATACAACTTTTTCAAATCTGTTAATTCTTCTGATATTGAAGCAGATTATCATAGAGATAATAATTTCCAAACTACTATGAGAGGTCTTAAAGTCAGAGGTGTATTTGATACTATTGAAGAAGCTAAAAATAGATCAGAATTCCTTAAAAAAATTGATGATAAATTTGATATTTTTATTGGTCAAGTTGGTTGCTGGTGTCCTTGGTCTCCTAATCCAAGTGATCTTGAAAATCAAGAATATGGCGAAACACAACTTAATACTTTAATGAAGAAATATAAGGAAAATATGGAAAGTAAAGATGAAGTTTTTGAACAAAGAAAACAAGAAGCTATCAAATCCACATCAACAAAGTCTGATGTTGATGATATTTCTGCACAAATGGAAAAGACAGATCCATGGAGTGAACGTCAAAATGTTGAAAACGAAGTTCTATGAATTTAAATAAGTATTATTTTTCTATATTTTTAATATAAAAGATGAAAAGCTTTGCAATATTCCTTTTATTTATTGGCACAATTCTTGTTCTTCAAGGGTATTACAGTCAATCCCATGATAGTTCTAATTTACAAAAAACTAAAATACAATATGTTCCGAGAACCTTTTATGAAGACCAATTAGGTGAAGAAAATATAGACCAGTATTATAAAGGCATTTTTGATTCAAAAAATATAAAGTAGTTTTTATTATTTTTATATTTCGTATGTATAGAATTTTGAAATAGTATGGAAATTAAATCTACTGATTTACTCTACAGTATTTTTCAACATATACAAGGGGATAAATCAATTGATTTTGTTCAATCTTTGTTTCTTAAATATGACAATTTATTAACAGAAAAACAAAAAGTGATTGAAGATAATATTCTGTTTTATAACGAAAAGTATAAGTCTAAAAGAGACCTTCAAAATTATCAATATGAAGAATTCTTGAAACAAAAACAAATTTTATTATCACAATTTAAAGAAAATCCTTCCAAAGAAAATATATATAAAATTATTGAATCTAAGTTTCACTATAGCATAATTGATGATATATTTTCATATGATTTACTGCACAATCATAATCTTGATTATGTTGAAAAACCTATAAATAAAGTTCTGTCACATAAAAAAAACAGAAAAAATCTTAAAGAATCTAAAGAAAAACCCATCAAACCTAAAGAAGAAATCATAGAAGAACCGAAAGAAGAATTTATAGAAGAACCTAAAGAAGAACTCAAAGAAGAACCCAATGAAAAAATCATAGAAGAACCTAAAGAAGAACTCAAAGAAGAACCCAATGAAAAAATCATAGAAGAACCTAAAGAAGAACTCATAGAAGAACCTAAAGAAGAACATTTTGATACGAAGAAAAATAATGTTTTTAATACTGAAACTATTGATCATTCGAAAAATGTTGACTTTTGGAAGAAAAATAAAACAATTAAGTTCTATTCATTCTATCATCACGAATTTCCATATGATAATCAAGATGCAGACGCTGTTTTAAATAGTCTTTTGACAAGTGCTTCTCTTAACGTATTTTTATACAATAGTATAAAAGATACCAAAATGTTACAGAAAATTGTTGTTCTTAATGCCGAGTTTTATTTTGATCTTGAAAAAATGATAAACAATGAGGAAGATATGGATAATTTAATAGAAGGATATCTTAAATTTTTAGATAAGGATTGGAATAATAAAGTTCTATTTATTCCTATCAACATTGATAATATTCATTGGATTTCGTGCATTATTGATCCTAAAAAAGAAAAAATGTTTATTTTAGATCCTTATGGACATGAAAATCCAGATGTTGCTGATAATATTAATACTTGGAGAAATTGGTTATTAAGTAAACAACCGTATTTATCAAATAAAGCTTTTGAAATTGTTTATGATATACCCAATATTGCTCAACAAAATTTAGAAGATGTTGATAATTGTGGAGTGTATACAATATCATATTTTATGTTTTATATGAAATATGACAAATTTCCAAATAAAAACGATATTGAAGATATACAGAGTATCAGAAAATATATATATAATTATATAACGAAAATTGTGAAATGTCCCATTGGTAAGAAATTAAATCCAAAAACTAATAGATGTGTTAAAGAGAAATAAAAAATAATTATTTATTAAAAGACATGCAATTTTATTTTTCACTTTTTATTCTTGGTGTAATCACTGGAGTTTTTTTATTATATTTAAAATTACCCAAGACTCAAAAAATTATTAAATATCCTTCACCATACAATTCTGGCAGCATTGTGTATAAAGGTTTGAGCGGAGATTGTTATAAAGTTCATGCAAAAGAAGTAAAATGTAGTGAAAAGGCGATAAAACAACCAATAATTTAATATTCATATTTTGTAGATACCTCTTATGAAAAATACTGTTTTAAAACAATTTTTTGACAATATCAATACTGAAATAGGTAGTATGATATTTAGTTTTATTTGTGGTATGGGTTTATCTATGATTTTTAAATTCAATTGTCAAAAAAATTGTATTTCATATTTAGCACCACATCCAGATGATTTTATTGATAAACAATTTAAAATTGAAGGAAAATGTTTTGTTTATACACCTTATATTGTAGATTGTAATCAAGATGATGTTTTATTACCTTATAATTCAAATGATAATGTGGAAAATCAATTATGAATGCGTTTTATTTATTTATTTTTGTTATTATTATATAATAGATATAAATGGCTTCTCCCCCTGTCAACAATTCAATTCAAATGTCTACGCCTATAAATAGTCTTCCTTTAAAAACAAATGATGTCAATAATATCAATTTTGGAGAAGATCCAGATATCGAAAACGTATTAAAAGATTTTGAAAAATATGAAACAAAAGAGGTTGTTCAAACACAACCTATTGTTGTTCCTCCAACAATCATTCATCAAATACCACAAGATATAAAACCAGAATTTGATCAAAAACTAAATTATAATGATGGTACATCATTTTTGGATTTCAATATCGCAAAACATGTGTTTGGGTTAGTTATAATAGTTGCATTATTGTATAACACAAGTTTATTAGAAAAATTATTTAATTTTATTCCATATTCGCTGAAAAAACATATTTACGGTTATGAAATTTACATTCATTTGGTCATATTATTTATCATATTTTATTCATATGAAAAATATTTATCAGTATAATCATACCCAGCTTTATTTAAGTTTTCTTTATCAATTCCTTGTGCACTATACATTCCTTCATTATTAAAACCTTTCAATACACCTTTTACTTCTGTATTGTAATTTTCTTCTTTAACAATATTGTTCTGTGCTGCTATAAGATGTTCATTAGTTAAGTAATCTAACATAATTGGTTTCGCATCATTTTGTTCTTTTTTTGTTTGTGAAGAAGAAGATTCATTTTCTTTTATCTTTTTTATTTTCTTATATATTTCATAATATATTAACATTAATACCAAACCCATTATGAATCCAAATACACTATCGTAAAATATTAATCCTATTAAAATCATTCCAATGACTAATTGTGTGATTGGATTTTTCATTTTTTTATAAAAAGGAAAATCATCAGCAATTGCAACCAATAAAAGTAATAACACAGCAATTATACGTAAAGTTTCCTTTAACATATTTGTTCTATAATTAGAGATATATAAAAAAATGAAATTTTTTGATTGTATGTATTCATTTCAATGACAACAATATTGTCAATTCATGGATATGGTATTTCTAAATTATTTTATAGAGATGAAATTGAAAATTTGAAAAAAGATCTTATTATGAAACCAAATATAAACTTTTCTTTGGGTGATGTTGAAGAAAAAACATTTAATATATACCATGAAACTGATAAAATTATTTACATTCCAAGATATTATGGATTACAAAAATTTGGAAATCCTCAAATTGATAAATTAGGAATTCATCAACAAAAACGTGAAAATCTTAAATTTCAAGGAAAATTGAGAGATCAACAACTTGTTCCTGTCAAAAATTTCTTAGAAGCTGCAAATAACCCTTTAAAAAGAGGTGGAATTATATCAGTCCCATGTGGATTTGGAAAAACTATTATGAGTGTTTATATTGCATGTGAATTAAAAGTTAAAACACTATTCGTATCTCACAAAGATTTCTTAAATCAACAATTTAGGGATACTGTTTCACAATTTGTACCATCTGCTTGTATCGGTAAAATAAAACAATCCAAAGTAGATGTTGAAAACAAAGATATTGTAATTGCTTCTTTACAATCACTTGCTATGAGAGATTATAATATTGATATATTTAAAGAGTTTGGATTTGTTATCATAGACGAGGTTCATCATATGGGAGCTGAAGTATTTTCAAGAGCGTTTCAGAAAATGAATGCCCCTGTTATATTAGGCTTAAGTGCAACATTAAATAGAAAGGATGGAATGCGTCGTGTATTTGAAAATTTTATAGGAAAATCAGTTTATAAACTTCAAAAAAATGAAAAAATTACAGTCAACGTACAAATTCATAAATATTTTGATACAGACATTAGTTATAGTGCGAAAAGAGTGTTATGGAATGGAAAACCAAATGTTGCCGCTATGATAAATAATATATGTTCTTTTGAAAACAGAACGTTATTTATAATTGATCTGATTAAAGATGTGTTGAAAAATGAAAAAGATAGGAAATTTCTAATTTTATCAGAGCGCAGAAATCATTTAACAAAAATAGAAACAGAACTACAGAATAAAGATATTAGTCAGGATATTGGTTATTATGTTGGTGGTATGACGCAAGATAAGCTTGATATATCAAGTAACAAACAGATTATATTAGCTACATATCAAATGGCGGCAGAAGGTATGAATATTCCGTCTTTGAACACTGTTATATTCGCAAGTCCTATATCTGATATTCAACAATCGATCGGTAGAATTTTGAGAGAAAAACCAAATGAAAGAAAGTATATTCCCTTATGCATTGATATATGGGATGAATTCTCGGTATTTAAAAATAAAGGTTTTACACGAATCAAATATTACGAAAAGAATGGTTATGATGTGAAATATTACTTAGATAATGAAGAAATTAAGGTCCATTATGATAAAAAAGATGAAAAAGTTCAATTTATAGATGATGAATAAAATATTACGATTTATTAAAGAATGAATTATTTTATTGGTATATTTTGTATGTTTTTGTTTATGTTAGTTTTGTTTTCAAATACATCTGTTGTGAAACAATCAGAAAATACAAACATCCAGAACACTCAAGAAGTTCACGATATTTCTTCAAATATTTCGAATAATATTGAAAATGTCGGTTATATAAATGAAGTTATTGATAATAACGGAAAGGGTTCTGTTGAGTTTCAAAATATTTTGCTGGAACAGAATCCTAAATTGGAGAGAAGTGGGTGTAAATTATCTAAAGAATTACCAGTAGCAAATATAAATGTTGAATATCTTATTAAAAACGGAAATTATATTTCATAAATATTTATATTTTTTATATTTTATATACCAAGTATTTAAAGATCTTAAAAAGTGTTATAAATATATGCCTTCGTCAAAAGAATACAAAATTATTGGGAAAGGAAGCTATAGTATTGTTATCACACCTCCTATAGAAAATGTGTTAAAATCACAGTGGTTTATTAATTATGATAATAAACAAGATGATGATGTTAGCAAAGTTTACAAAATAAATGATTTGGAAGATTTTGAAGCAGAACTATTTATTCTATCAGAGATTACCGAAATTGAAAATTATGAAGAATTTACGGTATGTTTGAAGGGTGCGTCCAATTTTTATTTAGATGAAATACAAGATGAAAATATATTGAAGGAATTAGAAGTTCAAAAATGTGGTTTAAACCAAATAGAAATGCAACAAATTATATTTGGTTACGGTGGAATTTCAATTCATAAGTATGATAAACACTTTTCATTTGATCATTCTTTCAACTTATTATTAAACTTTTATAAAGGTCTTTTAAAAATAAACTCGTGTAATATAATTCATAGAGATATTAAACCTACTAATGTTTTATATAATGGTGAAAAATTGTTGATAATTGATTTTGGTTTATCGTGTCATATCGATGATGTTTATAATTGGATAAAAAGCGATTTCATATTAAGTAACAAATATCCTTTCAATCCTCCTGAATTTTTTGTTTATTATTTATTGAAGAAAAATAATATATTAAAATGTGATGATATTGATTTCTTTTTGTTTAATATGAATGAACCAGGGTCTTCTATAAGACAAGAAATTGTAAAATATTATGATAAGCACTGGTTGCAATTTCATAATGAAGAATATGATATTTCAAAATACTATAATGGTATAAGAGGAATTTGTAATTCAATTATGGTCCATAAAAATATTCAGGATTTTTTTACATCTTTTTTAGCAAAAAAAACCGATGTATATGCCTCATTTTACATTATTAATGTTATGAAATCAAAAACTCAATTCAATTCGGAAAAAGAGGAGAAGCTATATACAGATTTGTATGAGATGTCGTCGGTATTCAATCCCGAGAATAGATGTAATATAGAAGATATAATAGAACTTATGGAAAGTTTCAACCGGTTATGAAGATATTTTTACAGGGTACCATTTTTTAAATTTTTCACTATAGCAACAATCAACTTTGACAGACGTCGAAACGTTTTTATTCTTCATAACTTCTCTGATAGATTTACTTGTTTTAATATCAGGTATCAGTGCAACTCCTATTTTGTTTGATATCATTACTTTTTCACCATCGTAAAGTTCATAAACATCTGGACAATCTGTTTTAGTCATCCAGAAAACCTTTATAACGTCTGTTTTAATTGTTGTAATTTCGGGTTTTGTAACAGATGTATGGTTTGTTGTTTCTGTATCGTTGAGAGATTGAAATTGAGTATCATCTTTAACTTTACGAACGACATTGATTATACAATCGTCATTAAAATTCATCAATTTGTTTTTATATCTCATATTTGAAGACCACATATATATACCTCTGCATGTATAATCAAGTTTTTCATTAAGTTTCAAAAGTTCTTGAATGCCTTCTTTACAAACGTAGTAATAGTTTTTTACTTTGTATTCACATACATCAACAACATCATCTGGAGTATATTGAGATTGTAAAATTTTGTATAATAATTTAAGTCTTTCAGTTAATGGGACATTAGAAAGATAATTTCCTTCGTATGAAATGATATCATTCATCAAAAATACCCATTTTCCATTATTTTTCTTGACCATTTCTCCGTCTATAAGAGTATTTTTAAACAGTTCTTTAGAAAATAAACCTCTTACAATTAAAATTCGAGGTTTTTGATAACCAGGATGAATTTTTTTATCAATAAAATATATGATTGGAATATCATTATAGAGTGTAAAGAAAATGAAATAAGGGTTACCATTAGATCTCAAAGAACATAAATGAAAGTTATTTGTCACATGCTTGATATTATTTTCTTCAAGACGATGGTATTGTTTTTGAAGAATTTGTATTTTATAAAGAGAATATAATTGTCTTAATATCAAATCTTTGGATTCATTTGTTTTGATATTTTGTACAATTCTATTAGCAAAAGAAATAATTCCAGTCTGCATAAAAGGGTAACAGTTTTTAATTAGTTATATCATCATTTTTTTAAATATTTATAAGAATAATGAAATGAGTACATTCCTTAACATATTTTAGAATTTTATAAACTTATTTTATTTTTTAGAAAAAGTTATGAACATGTACTCAAAATCATAAGATTCCTTAAGCCCCTAAAATGAGTACATTCCTTAACATATTTTAGAATTTTATAAACTTATTTTATTTTTTAGAAAAAGTTATAAACATGTATTCA